CACAGGGGCTGCCCGCGCCGGCCATGCCTCCGGGATCCGGCCCGATGAAGTGGTGATCGAGTAACCCATGCCTGAGTTCGACCCCAACGATCCGCTGGCCTCCGGTCCGCTCTACGATTCCGCGCCACCACCGTGGATGGGCGAGAATGCGTTCGCTCCACCGCCAGCGCCGGATGCCACTCCGCCTCCAGTCACGCCTCCGGCCGAGGTTGGCCCGGCCACGCTCGATGGCGCCGTTCCTCCTCCCCCGGATCTCGGAATACCTCCGCCGATGCCGGTGGACGCTGGGCTCGGATTCCCTGCACCTCCGGTTGAAGGTCTGCCCTCGGTCGGCGGACCAGGAGACTTCGGTGTTCCACCCGTTGGATCCGGCGGCGAGACGTCCCCACCGGTGCCGCCCGCGCCAGACGCGATCACCGGTCCGGTGCCGACGTTGCCGCTCGGGCAGACCGGGTACGGTCCGAACCTCACGCCAGAGCAGCACTACGCGCAGACCGTCCAGCAGTTCGCTGCTCACCCGCAGGACATCCCGGACCAGGCGGAGCGCGATCGCGCCGCGATGGAGATGTCCATCAACAATCCGGTCGCCTTCGAGCTCTACAAACAGCATCTCGCTCAGCGGAAGGTCGCCGATGTCGCTGCGGCTCAGCTCGCCGCGAGCGAGAATAATCTTGCCAACCTCAAGCAGGACGTCGCGGATCGGCAGAAGGCCGACGCGATCACACAGGTCAAGGCCGACGCGATCTATGCGGACGCGATGAAGCTCGCGAACACACCAATGGATCGTGGGCGCTGGTTCCACAACAAGTCGTTGATGGGCCAGATCGCGACCGTCGGCGTTGCGCTACTTGGCGGGCTCCTGCAGGGCGCGAACGGCGGCCGCAACACCGGCATGGACTGGATCACCGGGTCGATTGACAAGGACATCGACGATCAAAAAACCGACATCGAGAACAAGCGCGCAGGTCTCGGAATCCGTCAGGGCGCCGTGGCGCAGGAGTTCGCGCGCACCGGGAACCTGTATCAGGCAGCGGAGACCGTGCGCCTAGCGAGCTATCAGGTCGCACTCGACCACCTCGCGACGATGCAACAGGATTACGATCCGCGCGGGACGTCGTTCGCGGAGATCGGGTCGAGCATGCAGCAGATGGCTGCTCGTCAGGCGCAAGCTCGTGAGGTCCAGCGCAAGGAACTGCACACCGAGACCCTCGCCGACATCAAAGAGGAGCGTGAGCGCGCTGTGGCGCTTGCGACGATCCAGCACCAACGCAACGAGGACTCGATCGCGGCGCAGCGCCTTGGGATCGAGCGCAGCAAGGCCAAGGCGGATGCACAAGTCTGGGAGCCGGCGCAACTCGCGGCTATCAACACGCCACCGGGCGGAGTTCCACCACCGGTTCCTCCGATCAAGATGTCACAGGCCGACTACACGAAATGGCTCGAAACCGGGCAGCACATCGAGGGTCTGCGTACCGCGCAGCGAGCCAACGATCCGAACGAGATCGCGCGCAAGCAATCCGTCCCTGGAATCGTGAACAACAAGGGAGAGTTGATCAAGTTCCGCGAGGATGTTCAGCCGGCGATTGCCACCGCCAAGGCCAACGTCTCAGACGTTGTGCGCATGACCGACGAGTTGCTCTCGATGATGGAGGAGCACGGGTACTCGAGCGACTACGCGAAGTCCCCAGAGTGGCAGCGCGCCATGCAGACCTACGCGAGCATCATTCTCAAGGCCAAGGAGGATGATCACCTCGGCGCGATGTCCGGATCAGACTACGATATCGAAGCAAAGAAGGTCGGAACCAACGATCCGACTCAGATCCGCAACACGATCGCCGGAATCAAGTCGTTCCGTCACCAACTCGTCGAGGGATTCAACTCGCAGGTCGCGAACAAGGCCGTCCTACCCAAGGGCGAGTCTGTCGCGAGATGGGAGCCAGCGAACCTCGTGCAGCCCAAGTCGGAACCGAGCCCAGAGCAGCAATCTATCGAGGTCCTGAAGGCTAAGCCGACGGTATCGGTGGCGGATGCGCGAGCGCAGGAGCTGAATTTTCAGGCTACCGAGCATCACGTTCCCCGAGGTCCGGACGGCACGATTCTGTGGGGCCAGGCTCCGCCTGACGTTGCCTACTCCGCCACGGCAGCCGCCACGGCAGCCGCCGCAGAGACCAAGGACATCAGCCCGCTGCAACGCCATGGGCTGGAGGCCTTGCGCACCAAGGCTCTCGCTGGTGATGCGAGCGCTATCGAGACGCTCACCAGCCTGACCTCCAAGGACCCCGCGAACGCTGCGCACTCCGCCGCGGTCCGGAAGATTGCGAAGGATGTTCTCGCGGAGATCGCTGATCACGCGCGCATCCAGGCGATCAGTGGCCCGCCTGGTGCCGTATCGCCTGATATTCCGGCTCCGCGATTCGACCTTCCGGTCCAGCCGACATTCCCGGGGCCCAAGTAATGCCGGGGACGATCACCCTACTCGACCCGTATGGCGTTTCCCGTGACGTCCCAGCCGAATCAGCCGATGCTGCGCTCGCTCAGGGCTGGAAGGCCCCGACCCATACGGACATCATCGGCGCCGCCACCGAGGCAGCAAATACGGCCGACTACGGAGGCGTTGGTGGGGCCATCGGTGCGGTGGGTGCGGCTGGACTCCGCGGGGCCACCCTCGGACTGTCCGATGTCGCTGCGCGCGCGCTCGGAGGTGAGGATGCAGCCTCGACGCTCAGCGGGCTGCGCTCCCAGCATCCCTACCTTTCGACCGGAGCCGAGCTCGCTGGCGCGCTGGCCCCAGCGCTGCTCTCGGGCGGGGCTAGCCTGCCTGCCTCACTGGCTACGCGAGCGGGCGCTAGCGTGTCCGAGGGCCTCGGTGCCGGGCTACTCGCGCGTGCAGCTGGCGGGGCAACCGAGGGCGCGATCTTTGGGGCCGGCGCCGGAGTCAGCGAGCTTGCGCTTGACCGCGATCCGCTGACCTGGGAGCGCGCGGCATCGACGCTCGGCAGCAACGTGCTGTTCGGCGGAGCCATCGGAGGAGCGACTGGGCTCGTGATGTCGGCAGCTGAGCGCGGGCTGACGGCGGCCAAGGGCGCGATCGATTCTCGGCTCGCTGGCACGGTCGAGGATCGCGCGATCGCGGCGACCAATCCAGATCTGCTGACGATGAAGGATCCCGAGCTCACGCTAGCTCACGCGGCCGAGGTGGAGCGCATCGCGGCCGAGCAGAAGCCGATCCGTGAGGCTGCAGTCCGAGATCTCGACGCGTGGCGAAACCAAAACCGCGACACCTACTGGCTTCGCGCTGGGACCGATACCTCCCAGGGTGCATCCCGTGATGTCTTCGAGGCTGGGAAGGCGTTCACCACGGCGGACATGAAGATGATCCGGATGCTCGACAACCGCGCGGCGCTCGCCGAAAACCCCGCCAAGGCGCAGTACTGGCTCGAGCAGCAGCGTCAGGCGCTTGACGAGATCGTCCCATGGGCGGAACACCAAAAAATCGCTTGGCAAGCCGACGTCGACGCGGCGCCCGAGAAAATCCGTGCGCAGATTCTGGCCGGCGAGGTCAAGGGCGAGGTGCCCGGCAAGACCGCCGAATGGCGTGAGGGCGGGAAGGCTCCCGACTACGAGACCATCAAGGCGCATCAGGCGAAAGCTGGCAAGGAACTCGAGCAGAGCATCGCTGCCCGCGAAGTCGGGGCGCGCGGGTACTTCGAGCCCGCTGGTTCCCGAACTACCCCGACTCAAGCAGAGGCCGTGCGTAAGACCATGCCAGAGTGGCAGCATGAGCCGATTCGCCTCGGAGTTGCTGCGAACGGTGACACGCTGGTGTCTGGTGCAGATCGCATGCGTCTCGCTGCGGCGATCGAGGCCGACGCTCCGATCCAGGTACGCTGGTCGGTCGCTGACCGGGCTCCGATGGACGCTATTCCGGTCAAGTCTAACCTGCCGGTGACGAGGGTTCCGTCTGGCCTCGATCGGGCAGTGGAGCGCGTGCTCAAGGAGCGGCAGGGGCTGCAGTGGGGCGAGGGGGGCGCGATCAAGGACGGGCTCAAGGCGTCGACGATCGTGAAGCATGCGGACGAACTGCAGGCACTGGTTCAGCGTCATGCCGACCTGCAAGCGAAATTCAACGAATTGGTCAAGCCCGTTACGTCGGAGCGCCTGGCAGCGATCGAGTCCGCGCGAGAGGCACTCAAGATCCCGCGCGAGAGGTCGGTGGGTGAGAGACTGCTCTCCCACCTCCCCGGGGGTGGACTGCTCAACGAGCTCTCAGGAATGGGCGGCAAGGCGGTTGGAGGTCTGCGCGCTGGAGCCAACAAGATCGCGCGCCGGACCGGGGAGGCCGTGTCCGCGTTCGCTGGCGCCATTGCCCCGCAACTCGAGAAGGCCACACCAATCGCGACGAAATTTCTCTCCCAGGTCTCATACGGGGCACGCACCGCACGTAAGGCGCCCGACGATGCTCCGACCACGTTACCGCAGCTGTTCAAGGCGCGGACCGACGAGATCAAGCAGCAGACCGCATATGACGCGAGTGGGATCCCACGCGTCCGGCCGGCAGCCCGCCAGGCGATCGCGGACCGGTTGCGACCGATTCGCGTCTCGGATCCGATTGCAGCCGATCGACTCGAGACGCTCGCGGTGCGTCGACTCGAGTACCTGTCCAGCCTGATCCCGCGGCGCCCGGACTACGGGATGGTTCTCGGTGGCCCAGACAAGTGGCAGCCCAGCGACATGGAGATGCGAACGTGGGCGCGCAGCGCTGCGGCGGTCGAGGATCCGACGTCCGTCGAGTACCGCATCGCCCACGGGTCCGTCACGCCAGAGGATGCCGCTGCATACTGGGCGGTCTACCCCGAGCGCGGCCGGCACCTGCAGCAGTCGTACATGATCGCGATGGCCTCGAAAACGAGGCCGCTGCCGTATACGCGCCAACTCGCGCTGGGAATCTTCCTCGGCAAACCGCTCACTCCAGCGATGCATCCGCGCGTGCTCGGTGTACTGCAAGCGCAGTTCCCCGACGAGCCAGGGAGCGCGGGTGGAACGCAGGCGCCGAAGGCGGAGCCGCAGTTCGGCTCGATGCGTAAATCTCTCGACGCGCCTACCCCGGCGCAAGTACGTAGCCAAGGAGCACGACGATGACCGACCTAAATCGCACGAATTCCAGCAACATCGACGCAGTACGCGCCGACGGCGTCGCCTTTCCAGCGAGCTTTCTCGGACTTCCGGCCACGTACGGGGTGACGCTCGCAAGCGGGACCACGTATTACTTCCCGGTCGGGGCGCCGAAGTCACCGGTGCCGGCTGAGGCTCCGCTCGTGGCGATCCACATCCGTGGCGATGCTGCGATCATTGCGACGATCACGGTCGAGGACTCGGTCTTTCCGGCTGGCAGTTCACCGGTAGATGGCCGAGGGAATCCTGATGTGACCGACTTCGACGGCACGGCCGGCAACTGGATCCCCGAGAACCCATCTACGGCGATCGTCGGTACGTCTGGTACCGGATGGGTGGCCACTGCCGCGACGGTCGCGGTCGCCGGTGGGACGGCCGGGGGTGCCATCTTCCATGTCGGCAACCTCGGGTCACGTAGACTGAGACTCAAGGTGGTAGTAGGCGGTACGGGCGGCAAGGTGCGCGTTGGGGTGCATGGCAAGGCAAGCCGATGATCGGATTGAGGATCGGAACACAAACACCGACAATCTACTCGGTTATCGGAGTCACTCCCGGAGCATCAACTGGGATCGTCGGTGTTACGCGTGACTCGTCATCGCTCGTATATACCCCGGCAAGCGCGGCGGAATGGACCACGCTGCTCACGGCAGCTGGTGACTCGGCGGGCGGACCGAGCGCGCTTTACCTATGCCAAGAGGCGAGCGGAAACCTGGCGGATTCCATCGGCACGTTCACGCTTACCGCAAGTGGCACCGGGATCACATATGCGCAGACAGTCGCCGGATGGTCGCGAAAGGCGGTGGTCTTCAACGACGGCGGATCTGGTGCATTCGGATCCACGGACGTCGGCCTTCCAGATCTCTCCACTACAAGCTTCTCGTCAATCTGGTACTGGGCATCGACTTCGCTACCAGCCGCCAACCGGATGCTGTTCGCGGCCGGTGCGGTGACCATGAGTCAAGGCCTGCAGCAGGCTACCGGGGTGGCGCGTTTCACCTCAGGGGTGAACAGCGCGCTCGGCGCCGTGAACATCATCGGTCCGGTTCGGCCGTGGGTACCGACACACAACAAGACTGCTTCGTTGGACGTCCTGTACCTGGATGCTGAGAAGGTCACCTCGACGTTCTCCGCTCTTACTGCCGGGTCGGCGGTGACATGGGGGCAGTCGTCGGCTGTCGCGCACCCACCCGGCGCCTTGTTGTACGGGGCGCTATTCTTTGGGTCGGCTGCGGAGCGAACTTCCACGCAATGGAAAACCTTGCTTACAACGCTCGGATTCAACCCGCTGTTCGTTTGAAAGAGAGTGGATCGCATGGTCAACGTCAAGGATTTCGGAGCGACTGGAGATGGTGTCACGGACGATCGACTTGCGATCCAGGCGGCGCTTACCGCAGGTGCCGGTGGCGAGGTCTACTTTCCGATTGGCGCCTACTCTGTCAGCGTAGGGTCGCTTGGATGGGACCTGAACGTTCCGGCTGGTACATGGCTCCGAGGTGAGTCACGAGCCGGTTCAATCCTTCGACAGCGGGCTGGTCAGCCGTCAAGCACTCGACTCCTATATCTGGGAGGCGCAGGCATCACCGTCCAAGACCTGACGCTCGATGGCAACAAGGCTAACCAGTCGATCGACGAACATCGCTCCGGGGTGTTCGCGATCGGCGCCGCTGGGCTGGTGATACGAGGTGTCACCGCTCGCGACTTCACCGGCGACGGGTTCTACTTCTCGTTCAACAGCAATGGGATCCTGCTCGATGATCTGCTCGGGACGAGCAACGATCGGAACGGGATCACGTTCGGTGGAGGAACATCCGGCGCGATCCTGTCGCGATCGCAGTTCACGGGCAACAAGGTCCAGGCGTTCGACAGCGAGCCTGGGTCCGGTTACACCGTGAACGACGTCAGCATCATCGGATGCACGATGGACGTCGGGGCGAGCAACGGCAGTGCGATCTCCGCAGCGGGGAGCGGGGCTGGCTGGCGCAGCGATGGGTGGCTGATCGCGAACAACGTTATCACCGGTGCTGTTCAAATCGCATGGGCGACTGATGTCGTGTTCGTCGGGAATACGGTCAGAAATCCGACCAACCATTCAGGCGTGTCCGTCTACCGGTCATGCGATCACATCCTGATCGCCAACAACGACATCGCGCTCACCGGCATCTCGATCCAGATAATCTCCGTGCTGGGAACCGGCACTGGACAGGTCCCCGATCACGTGCAGATCATCGACAACCTGCTCTCAACTGGGGCATCGCACAGCCACGGGATCGTGGTGAGCAATTCGCGCAACACGGAGATCGCGCGCAATGTCATGACCGGAGCGGGTGCGGTGACAGCCGGTGTGGCTGGCATCTATGCTCGCCCGACGATAACCACAGAGGACATGCAGACCCTGATCGTCCGAGGCAACACGGTGAGCAACTTCGGGCAGTACGGGCTCGCGATCGCCGGGCTCACCGGAACCTCGGCGAAGATCTCCAAGCTCGAGATCGCCGGGAACGCCTGGGGAGACACGGCAGGCACTCAACTCGCCGCGCTCCGACTTGATGATGGGAGCGGCACCGCCAAGGACGTCCGAGTCAGCGAGAACGTGCTCTCCGGTGGCTGCGTCACTGAGATCGCTCGCGCGCCGGCTGGCGTATCCGTGCCAGCGATCGGTCAGAGATGGTTGGTCCCGTGAGCGACTACGACGACGATTCGGACGATGGCGGCACGACACCGCCGCGGTACTCGCGCGCCGCAATGACGCTGTCGATCAACCGCGACCGCAGGGTCGATGAGAGCGGAAAGACGCCAGTTTTTGACGATCCGGACACCCCTGCGACCAAGGGGGAGATCGCGCAACTCCTGCGCTACGTGAAGAGTCGGCTGGACGACAGCGATGCGGGAGCGAGGCAGCAGGCCGAACAGTTCTCGCAGATCATGATGACCCCGACGGAGATCGTCGAGCTCCGCGGGGTTGTGCGCGACATGCATCGGTTACGAAACTGGGTGCTGGGCGGGGCTCTGTCGGCCCTCCTAGTCCTGGGGGCGTTCATGTTTTCGCGGGGTTTCGGTGAGGGTAGGGATGCGAACCGCATCGATGTGCTAGAGCGCTCACGCTCTGAGCTAGAGCGCACGCTTCAGGAATTACAACGAGAACTGTACCGACGATCGGACTCCAGGCACATGGGCCCCGATGCCGTCAGTAGTGGTACACCGAGCCAAAACCATGACCAAAATTGATCCGCTGCGTTTTCTCTTCCTAGGGCTTGTTCTGTTTGGGGTACTGTGGTTGCTGCATGCGCTCGGCATGGCCGTGGCGCGATTCTAACCAGGAGATCCGATGACCGAAGACCCGTCCCCTACCCAGCCAGTTCCGCCGCCGCCCGCACCAGTTAAGCCCGGATGGAAGACCTCCGAGTTCTGGTTCAGCCTCGGTGCCGTGGCGCTCTCCGCTGTCTACGCATCCGGCGCGCTCACCAACACCACTGCGCTCGCGATCGCCGGGATCGCCGCAACCGCGCTGACCACGCTGGGCTACAAGGTCAGCCGGACGATGGTGAAGAACAATGCGTAGCCTGATCATCGCCATCGCCATCCTCAGCGGCTGTGCGTCCTCGCAACGGACCGACACGCTCAAGGCGGCGCTGGTCACGGTCGATGCCGCTCGCGATGGGTTTCTGGCCTATGACGGGCCCCATCAACTCGAGCTCGCCCGCAGCGGGCCCGACAAGCTGACGGCCAGCAACGCGGTCACCGCGTACCAGCTGCTCCGCGCGGCGACCGTGGACAAGGCGTTCGCGGCGGCCTACAGGGCCATCGCCATCGCCCAGACCCTCAACGACCAGCCCAGCCTTGATGGCGTGCAGAGCGCGATCGCTCAGGTCTACGCCGCATATGAAGCTCTCAAGTCGACCCCGGAGAAGCCATGAACAACGACCTGGATTCCACACCGACACCAATCGAACACATCATGCAGTTCTTCGCCTATGAGCATCTGCCGGCGAACCTACAGGCGGTCAGCAAGCCGTTCTGCGATCTCGCCGGTCTCATCGTTGGCATGGATAGTATCTCGCTGACCGGGCAATCGATTCAATTCCCGCTACCGAGAAACCCGGAGCGCTCCGTAGCGTTGCGCAAGCTGCTCGAGGCCAAGGATGCCGCTGTTCGGGCGATGGTGGCGAAATGAACATCCAAGAATTGGCCGAGAAGGTCGAGAAGTACGACGCGTTCATCGGGATTCTGCAACAGGTCGTCGGCTCGCTGAGTCTCCCCGCGGCCGAGGTGGTCGCGGTCCTGCGCGCCGGCCTGGCAACCTTGGCGAGCGGCGACACCCACGAGAACGTGATGGATCGTCTCGCGAAGCTGACCTCGGGTGAGGCGGCGGATGATGCCGCAGCGGCTGCAGAGCTGGCGACCAGAGACCCGATCCCAACGGTGAGCGAATGAACGTCGATCCAGCCAGCCGGTGCGAGCATGGGTCCCTCGAGATGGGCTGCCTGTACTGTCAGCTCAGACGGGGTCACGATTGGGTGCCGGCTTCTCCTGAGCCGGATGGTGACCTCGTTCGCGTGACCCTACGAGACTTCGAATACCGCATCGCCGACCTCGAACGCACCCGCGCCGTCGACGCTGCTCGGATTGTGGTGCTCGAGGCGGAGGGCAACGTAGCGCGCAGGACTGCGCTCGGTCTCGAATCTCGCATCTCCGTTCTCGAAGCCGAGATCCTGGAGATGAGGACCGGCCGGTGAGCGCGCCGTGCCTGAAGTGCGGCGCCGAGACCGACCACGTGGTCGAGTTTACCGGCAAGATCGAGGGCGAGGTCTTCATGTGCGATCCATGCCTGGGACCCGCCATGTCGGAGATCGACCAGCTTCGTGCTCAGTTCGACGAGTTGCTCTCGTTCGGCGTGCCACGGGACCGGGCAAATGCGATCATGATCGACCGGATCCAATGCGGCATCGAGGAGCACGGTCGCCATGTCTCTTGACCCGCTCCTGATCGATATCTACCCGAAGGATCACCCGGTCAACTGGGACGCGTACATCGGTGCTGGCTATCCGTTCTGTGGGGCCATTTTCAAGCTCACTCAAGGGCTAGACTACGAGTACTCGGCATGGGCCAATAAGCAGCGCGATCACCTGCTAGCCAGCGAGCGCTACGGCGTCGATCTGTTCGACGGGTTCTATCACTACCTGACCTTCCATCAACCTGGCGAGGTCCAGGCCGAGCGGTTCTGGACCTACCTCGAGAAGATTGGTGGAGAGCGCTCGGGTACGCTTCCGGCGATGGCTGACGTTGAGCGCGGCGGGCAGCGCGTCGCCAACCCAACCAAGAACCAGGTAACTGGTATCACTAGGAAGTTCTGCGACCGGTACACAAAGCTGTCGGGCAGGAGCCCCACCATCTATGGCGGGGAACTCCTGCGAGCGCTCGGGTGTAAGCGCGAAGAGATGGGCGGATGTCGCTCGGCCGTAGCGCTCTACGCCAGCGAGCTCCACGGCAAGGGCGAGAGCACTGCACAGTTCCTTGCCCGAACCGGCACCGACCTGGAGCACGCCATGCTGTGGCAATACGTCAGCGCGGAAGGTGCGCCGACCGGACCAGCTGGCTACCCGCGCGAGGCCCCGGGGATCGGCCGCGTCGACATCAACGCCGTGATCCTGCCTGGCGGGCTCGACGCTTTGCGCGCGCTTGCTGGGCCTCCTGACTCAGCATAAGCGCCACTGCCTTGGCAAGTCGTATCTGCGTTGACCGATGGGAGTTCACCACTGGATCCTCGAGATGCTCTCGCCTAGTCATTCCGACCGGGCGCAACTCATCGAACCATGCGATTGCCGCAGCCTCGATCTTCGAGCGCTTCACCCGACGACTCATGGACCAACCTCGTTCAGAGCGTAACGCAGGTGGGCGCGCTGGTCCGCTAATTCGCGCAGATAGGCATCGCCATGAATTGTCTGGCGATCATAGCAGTCCATGTACGCGCGGGCAGCTAGCATCACGGTTCTCAGTCGGGCCACCTCATGTCTCAGGTGATCATTGTTCTCCCGAGAGACGTCGAGGGCCTCAGCGAGGATCGTCTTGGTCTCGTCGTCGCTCATCGGTTCTCTTTCGCCTCACGGGCCAGGGCCTCAGCCTTCCAGGACTCGTCATCGGCAGCGTCAATTCGAGCCAGGGCCGCATCGCTCGCAGCCTTGAGCGCGATTTTGTCATCTCCCTTGGCTGCCTTCCAGATCTTCCCACGCTCCACTTCCAGTGCATCCCACGTCGCGCGGTCTGCGCATTCGTCGTAGCGCACCACCAGCGGATGCGGATTGGTCGTCGATTGTGACGTTGACCGGTTGGATGGCGATGTGGCTGGCTGGCCGGCGTCACCGCCCGCGGCCCAGCGCGCGAGCTGCTCGCCGATATCCTCGTCTAGCTGGCGAGGCTTGGCGAACACGTCGCGGAACCAAGCAGGAAGTCGCATGATTTCGCGCTCCCCCATCTTATCGCTCTGCCACGTCGGCTTGCCATCGGCACCGGGCAGCAGAAGGCAGCGCAGGATGCACTCGTAGAAGAGATCCTCGCCGCCCAACGGTTGCCATCCGAGATCGAGCGGCTCGCCCCCTTTCTGGGGCTTGATCTTCTCCTTGGCGCGGAACAGCAAGATCCAGTTCACCCGCTGCTGGATCATGAACTGCTTGAACTTGTTGTGCTCGGCCTTCGGACGGATCCACGCCGCCATCGTACAGCGCTCGCGTTTCTTCCAGTCGTCGCCTGCCATCCGGTCCAGATCAGAGCCGTGCATCTCGATGACACCTCCCATACCTTCCCATTCGGACGAGCATTGGTCGATGATGACCGTCGTTGGGCTATGCTTCATCGCAGCCTTGCCGGCCTCGATGTAGTCGAGTGGACCATGCGGTGGAGGGAAGTCCAGATGGATGAACTTGTGCTCGCCAGCGTAGTGGAGGGCGCGCTTGGCCTCGGTGTCGATCACCACGGTCTCGCCTGGCGTAACGCGAGAGAACCCGGCAGCTAGGCGGAGGGCAGAGTTAGTCTTGCCGGCGCCACTTGGGGCAACGATCGCGATCATCAGCGGGGTGCGTTCTCGTTTAGCCGGTCCACTCTCGAAAGTGCGGGTCATCGCTTGCTCGATGTGATGGTGAAAGTCATCAGGCTCGGTTGTGGTTTGAGCGCATGATACGCACGCATCATCCGAGCTACTCCCTCTTCGTCATCCTTGTCGACATTCGGTAGTGCAGTCGTGCAAAATAGCGCCTGTTCAGCGTTCACGTCGTAGCCGAGCGAAAAATCAGCCACCATGTTGATCTTGTGCTCTTTGCACAGTCTGATGATATTGCTCATCATCGGATGAATCTCTGAATCGTATATCGCTTCTTTCGACGTCCTCGGTTCGCTCACATGTCCTCCGGGGTAAATCCTTCGTTACGCAATGTCCACATCGGTGCCGTGATCTCGTCGTGACCCATCTCGCGGTAGGTCTGCGTCTTTCCGGTCGCCTGGATCTCCGCCCACGTATGCACGGCGCGAAGCCAGCGGCGCTCGCCCAACTCGCGGAACGCGCCGCTCATGCGCTCGGGGTCCCACATCGCATACGGGCGGTAAGGCTCAACGAACAGAAGACGGAAATCGATCCGGCCACGCAGCTTTGGGAACAGGGCGCCAAGAGCTCGCGTGTACGCAGCGGCCTGCAGCGCGTACCCGAACCCCTCGGCGTTACGCATGCAGCGCTCTGGGTGAGCGTCGGCCACGATCTTCAGATCGTAGATCACCGCACCCGGGTACAGTCCACCAAACACCTCCAAGTCAACATGGTCCATCATCCCCTTGCACCGGACCGGTCTATGTGGCGTCGCCTCATGCCATTCGACGGCGAACTCGGATTGTCCATCCAGCACGTGTCCGGCGCTGGAGATCCGCTCCTTGATGGCCCCAGCCGTCGCAAGGTAACCGGCCATCTTGGGTTCCTTGACCGGGATCTTGCCAGCCTTACGGGCGGCATCCCGGGCATCCTTGGCTGCAGCCGACGAATACGACAGGTTCTTTCCGGACAGGAGATCGGTCGGGATGATCTCGATGCGTTCACCTCCCTTTCCGAGCACGAGCGCGTGCAGGATGTTGCCGCGATCGAGTTGCGTCTGCTTCTGTTCCTTGACCTTGTCGTCCTCCTCGCCATCCGACTCGTCCTCGGCGGCAATCTGCTCGATCCGGCGCGCATGAGCATCGACGGCGTGCGCCGCGGACCTACCGATCAGGATCTTCGCGAGCGAGGCAGAGAACCCCGGAAGGCGATGGTACTCGGAAGGCGTTACCTCTAGTAGACGCGCGGGTGGTAGGTCGCTCACCATTTCACCGGATCACCGCGTGCCCATCCTGACCGCATGCCGTGCACCGGTAGTCCTGTGCGCCGTTCTTCGGGCGCTTGGGGTTGGCCCATGTCGGCCCACGCTTTGGGCACGAGACCAGTTGCATCGAAACGTACTTGCCCTTGGATGATGTCGTTGCTGCTTTCGCCATGCTCCTCGATACCGCGTCCTCGCCATCTCGTCAACACTTTCTGTTGACTGTTCGTTCCGGTCGCGTAAGGTGTCAGGATGAAACAGTCACCGGACAACAAGTTCGCTCCAGCCTTGCGCGAGTGGCGAGAATGCAAAGATGTTCCCTTGCAATGGGTAGCGGATAAGGTGCGGTGCACCCGCCAGGCGGTCTCGCTATGGGAGACCGGCACGAGAATGCCCTCGCCAAAGACACAAGATCGCATCGCCAAACTGTTCGCGCCGTCGATGGACGTGTTCCTCAGGGGGCCGCGATGAAGTACTCGAAGCGAGACCGCGAGCAGGCTGCGCTGCAGTGCGCGATCTGCTCGAGCAATTTCCTCTGCATGAACACCGTTGCCGCGGGGGAGGATCTCGGCCACAGCAGTAACTCGCTTGATCTGGCCTGTCTGGCCTGGCAGAGAGCAGCTCTTGATGTTTCAAGTGAGTTTTGTATTGATGTTACCGTGCTTCGCGCTAAGATATACGCTGAGGCCGAGGCTTTGATCCGAACGGGGTGGGAGCCATGACCAGAGCCGACCTCAAGCGCGAGGCGTTTCGGGCGCAGGTGATGTTAGAGTTGATCGACGCCATCGATCGTCTGCTCGCTAGCAGCGATCCGGACAAAGAGACTCCTCGAATCGCTGAGGTCCGCTACTGGCGCGGCATGCTTGAGGGGTTATGAGCATCCTCGGAGCCCTCGGATGTTGTGCAATCGTGGCCGTGAACGCGTACCTGATCGGCATGTGGCGCGGCAAGGCCATGGCCAGGGAGCAGATGCTCAATGCGATCCACGCCGCTATGGCGCGTGGGCGGCGGGCGGCGGGCTGCGACATCGCGATTATCCGCAGCGAGGCTCGCGACTCGCACCGGGGGTTCAATTGAGCGAGCGCGGGGTGGTGTTGATTGCTGACAACGTGCTCGGGTTCGACTGCGAGTGCGAGGCCTGCGACGGTACCGGCGGCTTCATCACAACCCTAGGCGCTGAGCGGTGCCTAGATTGCTGCGAGACCGGAACGGTGATGGAGGTTCTCGACCTCGAGATCCTCTTGCGCAACATCGCGATGGCTGGGGCGCTGACCCTGTCATTTGCGCTCGGCAAGGACCGGATGCCATGAGGCCACGCAAGCTCACTCACGGCGAAGTCCTGCCGCTAGTATGGGATGGAACGGTCGATGCGTACTACGTTGCCGGACACGTCACGCACGCGGAGTTTCGCGCCGCGCTTGATCACTGGTTTAGGTGCGAGGCTGACCACCTTCCCGCGGTCAAGCTGCCCGATCACGCGATCATACTCCACGGATATGGTCGGTCAGTTCGCGGCCCGGACGACGAGGACGGAGAGCGATCGCAAACGTTCGAGTTCTCTCTCCCTAGGCTGCCGCGCCTCACCTCACCATGGTTCGAGGTGACGAGATGGGTTCCATGAGTAGGAGACGTATGGCACGCAATTCTGAGACGCACGCGATCCGCGAAAGCCTCGCCATGGCTGCACCGACGCGTCGACCAGCTGGTGCTGGAGAGTTGTTTGCGCGCGTCCTATCCGACTGGGGGAGCATCGGCGAACGCAGGCTGTGGCGAGCGCTGCGGTGGTGCGAGGCCAACGGCCTCCTGATCCACGTTGGCACCAAGTGTGACGTGTCAGAGCAATCTAGCGGTGAGCGTAGGTCCGGTTACATGAGGAGATCTGTGACGTCGGCGCGCTAGGGCTTGACATGCAAACCATATCCGTGCAACACATCGTGGATGACGAAGAAAACAGGGCATGGCAAGCAGATCACGCTGCGCTTGCCTGACCAGTTGTACCGCACGTGGTCCGATGAGGCGGAGGAGCGAGGTATCACGATCTCGACGTTGATCCGCCTTCGCATGGCAGGTCGCGAGGTCGTCACGGCACGGAAGGCCGGCTGATGTCGAACCACTTTCATCGATGGACGCCCATCGAAGGTTTATTCGGGCGCTACGAATGCTCGTGCGGGTCTACCGGATACCGGGCAGCAAACGGATGGGTTCGAGAGCACAAGGCGAAGATCGCTCGATCACGTCCAGTCAATGTCCGACCCGAGCGCGATGCCGGCGGAAGGATCCCACCCAAGCCAACGACGAGGGGCTGATGCGGGCGCACGCGGTTGAGATCGACACCAAGCAAGTAGATCGTTCGTGCGCTGCACACGGTCTCAGCTACCGGTGGCGGTGTTCGTGTGGTCGCATCGGTCCTTGGTGGCTAACCAAGGTCACCGCTAAGCCGGAGCGGTCAGCCCGCAACGGCGGAGCCCGGCACGTAGCGGCGATGGAGCGTGCCAGGTGATCAGCAGGCTCAAGTCGACGCGCGAAGGCGCAGGACTGTCGCTCGCTCAAGCCGCAAAGCTCCTCGGATGGGCGAATGGTCCGCTCCATGCGATGGAAATCGGCGCAGGGGCGCCTCCTACCGATGACGACCTCCGTGCGCTGGCAGCGCTCTACCGGTGCTCGGTGGCATGGCTACGCGGCGAAACCGCCGAACTGAGCGCCGAGAACGTGGCGCTGCTACGAACCTGCGAGAACACCGGTGACAGAGAGACACTGCGCAATTTCATGCTGATGATCTCGACTCGGGACCCTGGAGAGCCTGCACCGCCATCAGCGCAGGAGCGCCTCGCGAAGGTCGCCGCCAAACATGAGCCCGTAACGAGCCTGTCGGCCAAGCGCCGGCACGTGGCGCGCGAGTCCCGCAAGGCGCCGACCCGGGCACATCACTGCCACTGGACTGGGTGCACCAAGACGGTGCCGCCCGCGATGTGGGGATGCCTGGAACACTGGCGCCGGCTTCCGAAGGTGCTGCGCGATCGAATCTGGGCCGCGTACCAGCCGGGCCAGGAGATCGACATGTCGCCGAGCTCGACGTATCTGCAGGTCGCGGATGACGTGCAGCGATGGATCGCAGACCAGGCGATGGAGCGGGGCAAGCGCTGATGGCCGCCTCGGTGCGCATCGAGGACGAGGCGTTCTCGGACGTCCGGTATGACGTCCTGGCTTCGCAATGCGGGCTCGCGGATGACGACCATGCTCGCGGCAAGATGGCTCGGCTCTGGAGGCAGTGCACCGCGCAGCGCGCATACGTCTTGCCGGTGTCAGTTGTCGTGTCAGTTCTCGGTCCGAACGGTGCGATCGGGGTAGTAGAAGCAGGTCTTGGAGAGGCGGTTGATGGAGGAATCCGTATCCGCGGAACACGAGGACGGATCGAGTGGCTCGCAAAGCTGCAGAAGAATGCAAGAAAAGGCGGCAAGGCGAAGTCTGCCAAGAGGCAGGCATCTGGCACCCCAGATGGAACCCAAGCGCTACCCAAGACCACGCCTCCACCCTGCCCTCCTGCTCCTGCTCCTGCTCCTGCTCCTGCTCCTGCTCTTCCGGATCCGGAAGAGACTCTCCCTCCCGAGCGCGATCCTGCAGTACCGCAGCTGGTATCTGCCCCAGTACCAAGCCTAGTACCGGACGAACTCGAGCTCCGCAGGTCCGCGAAGGCCATGATCTGGCGCGAGTTCTCGGAACTGCGCAAAACGGTGGCTGGCGAGCTCAAGGCGAGCATTCGGCCGCTTCCGGCCATTGGTGACCCAGGAGAGCGCGCGCTCGCCCTGAGGCTTCTGGAGGCCGGTCCTGGAGGGATCCAAGGGGTACTCGAAGACGCGCGCCATGCGATGGCGGTCGCAGCGGCAGAAGCACGACGAGACCGGACCGTTCAGTGGCTCACCGGAGCGCTGTTTGAGGACCGTTCATGGAGACGGGCGATCGGTATGACCATCGAGGACGCTATGCGTGAGCGCGCCCCATCTAAGCCTGCGCCCTACGTCGACCCACGCCTCACCGAGATCCGCAAGACGGTCCTGCTATGACCACAGATAATCGCGATGCACTATACTCTTTAGAGGCCTCGATTTTGGGGGCGATCCTGTTGGATAACGGCACGTTAGCGCAGTTCCCGAGGCTGGAGGTGATGGATTTCCTTCACGGAAAGCACCAAGTGATCTTCGCGGCGATCCGCGAACTAGAGCACGAGAACCGGCCGATCGACGTGGTCACGGTGCAGGCGCAGATCGCTCATCGTGGATGCAGCACGGTGGACTTCGCCGACCTTGGCGAGCTCGCGGTTCACGTGCCCACGGTCGAGAACGCGATCGAGTACGTGCGCCAGGTCCGCGACGCCTCGCTCTGTCGCCGCGTCAGGATCGTGCTTGCCGACTTGCTCCAGACCAGCGAGGACACGAATGGTGCGGAGCTTCTCTCGATGGCAAGCGCCGCGCTGTCGAAGATCGACGAAGACCAGCCGGATGCGACGATCGCGATCTCCGCGCTGGTCCGCAAGCGATTCAATCAACTCGAGCGGATCGCCCGCGACCGCGAGAGCGGCGTGATGACCATGACCGGGTTCCCCACCGGCGTTGCGGCGCTCGACGAGAAGACTGGAGGGTACCAGCCAGGGATCGTGACCATCATCGCGGGTAGGCCGGCGCACGGGAAGTCTTCGGTGGCGCTCGCTGGAGCCGATGCTTGTTCTGAGTCGGGTCACGGCGCTCACCTATTCTCGCTCGAGGACACAGTGGAGAGCTATGCGGACCGAACCATCGCGCGCTCGTCCTCGGTCTCGGCGGAGAAGATGCGGAACTCGACGCTGACCACGGATGACTGCCGGCGCATCCTGCGCTCACACGTGAGTCTCAAGGGTCGCAAGTGGCTCGTAGACGGCCGTAGTGGCATCACGGCGGACGAGATCGTGCGGAGCGTGCGCCGCCACGCCAAGGAGAACAACACCCGGGTCGCGTTCGTCGACTACGTGCAGCTGGTAAAGCACCCGGCCGCGAAGCCACGGCTCAGCACGCATGAGGCCTTGACCGAGATCGTGACCACGGTCATGAACGCGGCAAAGCACGACGGGATCGCCTACGTGGTCATGTCTCAGTTGAACCGAGAGATCGAGAAGCGACAGGACAAGCGGCCCCAGCTCGCAGACCTGCGCGAGAGCGGGTCGCTGGAGGAGCGAGCAAAGTGCGTGATCGGGGTATACCGTGGCGCGGCCTACGGTGGCCCTCAGAAGGGCGTAGATTGGGATCCGAGTTGGTCCGGCAGGAGCTCGCCGCCGAGCGAGGAAGCGCACGCACGAGAGATCCAGCTGTGCGTGCTCAAGAACAGCAACGGGCGCACCGGGACCGTCTTCGCGTCCTGGGACGGCGCTACAACCAATGTGTCGTGAGGACAACATGAGCAAGCAGGCCGAGAAGATCCAGGACGCGGTCTACGCATTCCTGAAGCACGAGCACACCGAGCACCGCGAGTTGTTTCACGCGAATCTTATCGAGGTAGTCGACGAGGTGAAGCGCAAACGAGACCAGCAACCCCAACCGAAGGCAGCGACATAAGCAACTCCGACCCGATCGCGCGCCTGATCGCCGATGGCCACAAGCACGACGAGGCGATGACGCCAGGCCCGTGGTTCGGGCGGACCCGGTTCGTGTCGCGCGTACCTGACTCGAGCGGCTTGGGCGGAACGCTACCCGCGAACCGCATCGCGAACACGGCGGACCGCGAGGATGCCGCTGGGGTTGCGTGGATGCGGACAAACCTGCGCGTTCTGCTCGATGAGCTCGATCGCCTGCGTGACAAGCTCGATGGGTACGAGCAGGACGCGATGGAGCGCGACCTGTGAGAGACCGCGAACTGATCCGCGAGATCCTTGTTGACAGGCGGGCTCCGCGATGCGACCTTGAGCATCTCGTGGAGATGTACACCGAGAGCGAGGCGCGAGAGTACGTGGCGCCGCAGGGTTTCGTGACAACCGGCGAGAGCGCCAGGAAACCGTAGGAGGACAGCATGAAGATCGATCTGGACGAGCTGGAGCGCAGGGCTGTTCTGGTGCGTGACAGCAGAAGCAACTTCGAGTTGGCGCAATGGAACGCCACGCATGCAAGCGACGCCGAGCGCTGGAGGTACCAGCAGCTTCAGATTGCGCTTCATCACAGCGACCTGCCGCCGAGCGAGACAGCAGAGGGGTGGAAGATCCTCATGAAAGGCGCGGTGATCCCGTGACGCCAGATGACATCGCCCAGGCGGATGGATGCGCTGGATCGGCTGGCGCATGCGAGAGGGCTCGACCGATGACGCCGGATGACATCGCTAAGGCACGCAAGGTGATCGCGGAAACTGATCGATGGGACGATGAATGTGACATCGGAGCATTGCTCGATGGATGGTCCGCTACCCTAGACGCTCTCGAGCACGCCATCTCCACCGATGGCGACCACCTAAGCATCGCGTCTCGCCGGATGGTCGACACGGTGATGGGGGAGCGGGATGCGCTCAGGGCGGAGGTCAGGAGGATGCAGGATGCGATGCATCGCGAGGTCGTCTTGGCCGAGGACAGGGGGCAGGAGTTGTTAGCTGAGCGGCTTCGTGCAACTGCCAAGGTCCAGATCCGAGGATGGAAGTGAAGCGCAGGTACCGCATCGCTAAGGACTTCTACAGCGAGTTGAACCGCCTACTCGACTGGGACTGGGCGGTCTACGACACCGAAAACCTTGACCAATTGGGCAAGGTCGTTGACTACCCGATGGCGGTGTTCGCGAAACGGTCGGATGCGATCGCGTTCAAGCGGCTCAAGGAGGGCAAGTGAATGACTTTCTGCGCACCGAGTTTGCTCATGGGTCGTCTGACGCGATCGAGGTCCACCCTCCACCCCCGTGCTGCGAGCGCGTTCGGCGCGGCGAATTGACCGGATGGTGCCACCTGGACGATGGTCACGACGGTGATCACGCTGGCGTCTTGTCGGTACCTCCGGCGGCGAACACGTACGAGCCGAGGGGAAAGCGATGATCGACAAGGACTCGATGACGAGCAGGATCATGGCGAAGGTCTGCGAGCGCAGGGCTTCGCTCATGAGCAAGATGATCGTCAGGTCTGCCATACGGACGGCCATCGACCTGGCATGTTCGGGCTCCGAGGTGGCAGAGGACGAGATGGAGCTCGAGAACGAGGTGATCGACCTGCTCGGTGTCGCAGCGAGGCACCTGCCATGGTGACCAGAGCTTCCCTCCATCGGATGATCGCGATCGACACGAGGATCACGGTCGCCATTGCGGAGTTGCAGGTTGCCATGCAGGACTCCGTTGGGATGGCTGACCTCGGCATCACGGACCTTCCAGACGTCATTGCCGGGCTAGAGGCGCACCTCGTCAAGATCCGAGAGCGGACCGGGTCGATGTTCGCTGAGGCGTACCCGGTGCAGCCATGAGCGGGCTGTTCTGCCTCGACGGAGAACCAGCCGACATCACGCCATGGGTCTCGATCCCCCCCGCGCCCAAGGGCTGGAAGGGGCCTCGGATCTACGAGCACGAACGGGACCGGTGCCGACGATGCGGGCTGCTGTCTTGGCAGCACCACAACCTACCGCCGTTGTCCGATGCTGCGCGGGAAGCGATCCGGTCGATCCTGATGGATGGAGCAACATGAGAGACCCGGCGCGAATCGACGAGATCATCGACTTGCTGCGCGATGCGTGGCATCAGCACCCGGACCTCAGGCTGGGCCAGTTCGTCGTGAGCCTGCTGGAGTATGACCGACCAGCACATGCAGCATTCTACGTCGAGGATGACCTCGCACAGAAGTTTCTGCGTGCGATGGTAGACAGAGGAACGAATGGGATGCTCGCAGCGCACCGAGACGAAGCCAAGAGGGCGAGATGAGGCTTCCGCCCGGATACGATCTTCGCGTCGCAAGACGCGATGAGGTCGTAGAACTATTCGAGCAGTACCATGGGTACAAGTCGTTATCTGCGAGCATGACCTATTGCTTCGCGGTGTTCGAGGATGGCGCGCCAATCGCGGCCTACGCGTGGCAGCCGCCGCCGCCGGGGGCGGCTAGAGCAGTATGCCAAGAGGCCCCACAGGGTGTGCTTTCTCTTTCTAGGATGGTCGCAGTTGATAAGTCAGGACGGAGGCTGAAGCACATCAGTAAGCCTCTACGTCGACAGATGAATCATGCGATAGATAGGACCAGGTGGCCGGTGTTGGTTACCTATTCCGACGAAGGAGAGGGGCACAACGGATTCGTTTATGAATGCTCCGGGTGGACCAAGACGACCCGAAGCAAGCGGCCAGTGAACGAGAATTCGGATGGCGCGCGCTGCTCTTCGTATAGCAACGGCACGCATGGAAAGCGCGATCTAGTTCGTAATGGATTCACGTGGATACAACGCTGGGAGGCGCGCGTTTGCCCACCCGGAGATGCACTTCGCTGGATGGAGTCGCACGGTTGGAATCGCGTGAAGATTCCTGGGAAGTTCTGGGCGAGCGGTAAGCAGGCGTATACTTACGTGCGAGTTTCCGTATGACCTACGCTCGACGCAGAGATACGAACGAGAAGGCCATCGTGGACGCTCTCGTCCAGGCCGGCGCGGCCGTGCAGCGTCTGAACGAGTCAGGGTGCCCAGATTTGCTGGTCAGTTGGCGAGGCGAGCTTCACTTGGTCGAGGTGAAGCTGCCGCTCACCGCGCGCGGCGCAGTCCAGCAGGGAAAGCACCGAGGGGCTGGTGGAGAGCACGACGACATGACACCGGCACAGGTCAAGTGGTGGCGCGAGTGGCGGGGAAAGCCGCCGGTGGTCGTCAGGACCGTCAGCGAAGCCCTAGCGGCGATCAGCGTGAAGCTGGTCTAGGAGCGCATCGCCAGGCCGAGGTCGCGGAGCGCCAGGCTGTGACGCCAGCAGAGCGGAGCAGGCAGGTCCCACGCCGAGGACAGGAGCAGAGCGGCGATGAGGCGGGTGATCACGAGGGTTGCGCCGATCGAGCCATCGCGATAAGGACGTCGCGAAATGCTGGAGTGGTAGCCAAGCGCTGACGATGTGACAGGCGTTGGCATGCGCCGGTCTTTGTCGCACGAGCCCGCTCCTCCTTGCTGTGGTATCCATCGTCGAGTCGCACAAAATCTCCGGACGCGCGCCAAGTCAGCCGTGGAAGCTCGCACCGAACCGAGATCCACCGCCGCGCATCGGCGCTAGCAAACCGAACGCTCGCCAAGCGCTCGATGCCTCAGGATGTTCGAGTACGCCGCCAAAACTTCGGACCGACCTTAGAGCTGAGGAAAAACACCCACCGTCGTCCCCCTTGTTTTTGCGAACCTTGGCCGATGGGCCACCGAACCAGTACCTGCCCCATCGCTGGCACGGCGGGTGCGCGACCACCGGGTGCGGACCAGCATACTTGCGTGCATCGCGCTGCTCATCCCACGGATCGACGTCGTCCAGTCCGAAGTAGCACCCGCCTGCAGCAACGAACAGCGCGGCGATCACGGGATCCTCTTGATCGCGATCTGCAGCTTGGCCAGCGCTCTCCCGAGGATCACCTCGAGTTGGCGCACTGTCTCCACAGCCGGATGACCGGATTGGAGAGTCACAGCGATCTCACCACGTGCCGAGCGCATGAGCTCTAGCGCTACCTCGAGACGGGTTCGCGCCGAGACCGCGCGCGCGTACTCGATCCGGTTGTCGGTGCGAGGTGTCACCATGATTTCCCGCATGTGTTGCAGCCTCCTCCGCCCGGATCGCGACCGCACCAGTTCGAGGAGTACTTGCTCGCGTGATCGCACATCTGCTGGTTGGCCGCATTGAGCGCGTCCACCATAGAGCGCTGAGCGTTCAGCGCTGCGAGCGCCGCTTTGAGCTTCCCTCTGTTCTCCTTGATCTGATCTGGATCCGTGCCGAGGATGATCGAGGCCTGAAGTTCTGCGATGTTGATCATCGGCGCACGTCCTGTCCTGCCGCAAACCTGCGCCACAACTCGAGCTCCACAGCGAGGTCCCACACGAACCGGCGCGTCGGCGCGGTGCTGGGGTTGCAGCGGATGACCAGGGCGGTTCCGCGCCTCACGTTGCACCGTCCAGCGGACGATGCATGCACGGACCGCAGTGCTCTAGAGGACAGTTCGGGTCATGTCCGGCATCCGGATCTATAGAGATGGAGAGGCCGTCTACGATCGCCTTGGCTGAGTCGGTGGCGATCGTCATGGCGATCCTGTTCCAGTCGGCGTTCTGGATGCTCTCGTTGTCGTGTTTGAGCAGCCACTCCTTGCGGAGGCTGTTCAGGATGATGTTCGCGATTATGGTCTCTTCCATGCCATCCCATCATGCCACGACCGTGCCATCGTCAACAGGTCTCGCAACCATGCGCCGGTACTCTGCCGCCACCGTACCGACCATCAGAAAACTGTGACCGTCCGGCGACAGGTGACGCAACAGCACCACACTCCGGACGGGATCCGGCGAGGTGACCCGAGCGCGGTCAACAGGTTGCGAGGTCGGCGAGATGGCACGAGGTGAGCAATGATGGGAGGCATGGGAAGAGAAATTAGAATGGTGCCGCGGAACTGGAAACATCCGCTGGACGATCGCGGCCACCTCCAGGCGATGTACCGAGGAAACTTCGCGGACAAGTTTCGCGAGTGGCTGGCCGAGTTCGATCGGATCCGTTCTGGGGATCTGACCGACATCGAGCGCGAGTGCTACGCCGAGCCTGGGATGAACCCGTTGGCCGAGTGGCTTCGCGATGAAGGTATGCCCATCGATCCGAAGCAATACCAGACGTGGCGTGACGAGGACGCGACATGGGTACAGGTCTGGGAAACGGTCAGCGAGGGAACGCCAGTGTCGCCTCCGTTCGCGACCAAGGAGGAGTTGATCGACTACCTAGTTCAAGGTGGCGATGACTGGGACCGTAAGCGCGGCCGCGGTGGCTACACGCGTGCACAGGCTACGGCGTTCGTGAATTCCGGATGGGTTCCGTCGATGATCATCCAGGGCGGCGTGTCGTCGGTCGGTATAGAGTGCGCTGAGGCGATGAGGAAGTCATGACCACGCAACCCCAGTGGGTGATCGACCGCCACATCCGCGACGCAACCCGCAACCTCGTGCAGGCGCTGCACTACCACCGGTTCGGATCACTTTTCAGTGAGCACTATACGGCGAGTTGGCGAGCCGAACTTGCCGAGGCAAACAATCGCGCCATCGCAGCCTACGCGCTCATGGCCGGCCAGTTTGCGCGCTACTCGGGACAACTGTGCGAGGCCTGGGAGTTGCGCTGCCCGAGCGCCTACGCGATCCCGGAGATCCGGGACGCGTTCGTGCGGGGTTGGCTGGCTACCGACGCCGACCTGCGAGAGGGAGGTGATTCTCATGTTGACAACGCCGACTTTCGCGATTAGGGTAATGGCATGACCAAGCTCAAGACCGGCGAGTACACCTCCAGGATCTACAAGCATCGCGGAATCCGAGTCGAGCAGGTAGGGTGCATCTTCCACGTGTGGCTCGACTTCGTGAATCAGAGCTGGAACCAGCCGTGGTGTAACTCGCTCGCGAAATGCGCCGACCTGATCAACGCGATGGTGGCGACGTGATCTCCGAGGCCGACATCCTGCGCCTGCAGGCCCATGCTGTCGCCACCGACGACATGGCGCTGCTCTACCTCACGTACGCCGCGCTCGGGTTCGATCGTGGCGCGTGGTTCGAGCCCCTAACCGAGGAGGAGCGCAGTAGCGCGCTCCAGGGCTGTGCAGACCAACTCGAGATGTTCCGGCTTACCGGGACGGAACTGAAGGAGATCCCATGAAGGAAGAGACCAGTCCGTTGCTCACCGAGCAACAGGTCGACGACATCAAGTGGTTCCTGTCGCGCGCGTCGCGTGACATGCGCGGCGAAATCTCGCAGTCAGCGTGCAGGGCGATCATGATCCTCGTTGAGGGCTACGAGTCCCGCGCGAAGGCAGGCGCCAAGTGATCCGCCGCCTCGCCTTCCTCGCGCTCGTCGTCCCCTACTGCGCGTGGTTCTGGCCCCAGTTCGCGGCACGTGACATCGCCGACGCGTTCATGCGCGGGTGCAGGAGTCGACGATGACCGAGGTCGATCCCACCGTCGGGATGTCCGACCATCTGTCCGACCCGGAGTTTCGATCCGTGATCAAGGACTGGCACGAGGAGCGCGGGATCCCGATCACGTTTGTGTGGATTGCTGATGCTGCTGATGCTGCTGATGCTGATGCTGATGCTGATGCTGCTGATGCTGATGCTGCTGCTGCTGATGCTGATGCTGATGCTGATGCTGCTGCTGATGCTGCTGCTGCTGATGCTGCTGCTGCTGATGCTGATGCTGATGCTGATGCTGATGCTGATGCTGATGCTGATGCTGATCTACATTGCCCCCAGGAGATCGATATGGAACCCGGCCTGTATCTCGTCAGAATGCGCGGTGGTTGGTATGGCCGTGGGGTTCCGTACTGCGCGTGGCTAGTTCCGTATCGTGGGGATTGGTGGCACAAGATCGGAGCTCGGCGCATTGAGCGGAGAAACTCCGACCTGACATCAGTTGGCGACCTTGCCACGAAGGGGCCCACGCGAAACCACGTCTTGCAGCCAGCCGAGGAAGCGATCGAGGTGGTGCACGTGATGACCTCGTTCCTCCGGGTGTATCGGGCTGCGGACGTGTGGCTGCAGTATTGCCCGAAGCCGAAGGGATGGAAGTGGTGAAAACCGAAATCAAGGGCTGGGCCAACGAGGGCACACCGGACATGGCTCCAATGCGGTTTTCGGTCGAGGTCGACCCATCGCTCAACCCTGACGACGTCCTGATCGACCTGACGGAGTTCGCGCAGGAGATCGAAGAGATCAACATCCCGAGAACCCTGACCCCGCGCATCGACGAGATCGAACTGTCTCGGCTGCGGGCACTGACGAGGAAGCCATGACCTACCACGTGATCACCCTGATTCTGGTCGCCCTGAACTTCACCTACGTCGGCATGCGCATCGAGCGCTCGAGGGCCAAATGAACAACGACGACTATCAGATCATCATCGCGGAGCGCGGCTGGATCTATGTGAGGCGCGTGTCCCGCGAGGGCGATCACATCGTGATCCGAGACTGTCAGAACGTGCGCCGATGGGGTACGTCGCGCGGCCTTGGAGAAATCGCCCTGAGCGGACCCACGGCCGATACCGTGCTCGATCACTACGGAGTGGTCCGCGTGCACGTCCTGGCGTGCTGTGGGCAGATCGAATGCAACCAAGATGTCTGGGGCAAGCTGAGGGCCGGTAAGTGAGCGCCCTCGCTAGAGGCTACGGCTACGGCTACGGCTCCGGCTACGGCTCCGGCTATCCGGAGCAGGAGATGGGGGGGGCCGTGGTCGCGATCGCGAACTTCATCTCCAGAGAATCGATGACTGAGGCGTCGATCGCTGACATCACGACGATGGCGGTTGCGTCATGATCGGAACCCTGGCCATCGGATCCGCGATCATCGCCGCAGCGTTCTCGGCTGCGAGTGGAGCCAGGGCGCGTCGCGTGTGGACTCCGCTGAATACCGAGGGAACCTGCAGGGTGTGCGGATGCCTTAGGGTCGAGCACATCGGAGATCCCGATGGAAGCTACGCCTGCCCTCACACCGCCGACTCGCTCACCACGGAGCAGATCCTCGAGTGGCATCACGCGGGAGGAGCGGCTGAGTTCGCGCTCGACGCCAGCGCCGAGCTTCGCAACAACCTGCGCTCCATCGGCCTTCGGTGGGAGGCGCGAAACGACAAGTTCTGCGAGTCGGTTCGTCGGCACATCGCAGATCAGTTCAACCGGAAGGAATCCAAGTGATAACGCCAAAGTTGCTCAAGGAATGGAACGCGTGCTGGGATGATCAGAGCATCGCATCGCATTTTAGAGGACGGTCCGGGCTGACTCCGCGCGAGGTCGCGGCTGACGACTCAGTCTCGCTGGATGACCGGCTGTGGGTGCTGTGCCGGGCGCTGTGGTATCGCTCGGAGTCCGCGGCTCGGACCTTCGCGATCGACTCGGCCGCATTGGTCTCGCATCTCGCAGGACGACCCGAGGACTGCGCCGAGCACTCGCGCCTTATCGAGGACTTGCGCAGGATCTATGCCCTGCCTTTGAGCGAGCGATCGGCAGAGTTGGCGACCTGGGACGCCGCCAGGGCCGCCGCCAGGGACGCCGCCTGGGACGCCGCCAGGGACGCCGCCTGGGACGCCGCCAGGGACGCCGCCTGGGACGCCGCCAGGGACGCCGCCAGGGACGCCGCCAGGGACGCCGCCAGGGACGCCGCCTGGGACGCCGCCTGGGACGCCGCCTGGGACGCCGCCAGGGACGCCGCCTGGGACGCCGCCTGGGACGCCGCTCTGCGCAAGGCGATCGACCGCGCGATCGTAGCGCTCGGTCCGGATTCCGATGGCTGGGAGGAAGGGGTGCCTTGCTGGGAGATGGAGGCAGCGAAAGTACTCGCCATGGTAGACGATCCGGTCGTTGTGGACCTGCATCCGCATCTAATCGGAGACGAGATCCAGTTCTTCATGGAGGAGTCATGACGCAATCTCTCATCCCGCACCTGTTCCATGACGTGCCCGACTCACCGCGCACCGAGACCGCGCTCTACTACGCCGACGGCAAGATGCTGGGCCTGTCACACGCTCCACCCGCGGCACCGGATGCGAGCGTCGGACGTTGCTCCGTGGACGATCTGCTGACCGCGCTTGAGGACGCCGAGCACCGGGCAGCCGACGCGGAACGCAGGCTGGCGATCGCCCAGGGCGTAGCGATGCGTGCGCTCGCGGTGATCAGAGGCGCCCGCTCCATCCTGTCAGAGGATGACGAGGACACCGTGGTGGTCGACGTTCCAGGTACCGCCATGGTCCCGGCCGAGCTCGTGGAGAACTGGCTGGACGCGGTCGAGGCCGTGCGCGATGCTGAATCCAGCGGGGAATGGACCGTGCCGTACGCCCTGCTGGTCCAGCTAGACCACGACGAGCGCGCGCTCAAGCGGGCGGTGCGCAAGTGACCCGCTATGCCGCCGTCCGCCCAGACGACGACCAGGTCGCATGGCCCGGTCGCCGACTTCGGATCTCCAGGTATCAGTTCGACGACAGCATCGCGATCCACGACGAGACCGTCCTGCCCGAGCGCGTCGACCGTCTGGACGCGAACAGGATCACCCCGCACAGCTACATCAACCTGACCACCGACGAGGCCCGTTGGCTGCATGCGAGACTCGGCGAGATCCTGCAGGAGGTGCCAGATGGATCCGCGTGATAGATGGGACGAGATCGACCTGTTCACGTTGACCGTCAAGGCGTTGCTACACCATCTGTGGGCGGTCAAGGCTAGGCACCACGCGGAAGATGATCCATTCGCGCTCCGGGCACTCGAGTTGCGGATCAGCGCGATCCAGCGCGAGCTCGCCGTGCGCAACGTGCGCGAGACCGAGCGGCAAGCGGAAGACTCGCTGGCGGACTTCGCTCAAGCGGTGGTCGAACGACTCCGAGGCGATCCATGATCGCCATCGAATCCCAGCACCGCGAGCCCTGGCCAAGGTGGCGCGTCATGGCGTTCATGTCCTCGCTGAGTCTGGCTGCTGGATTCAGCGCGCGGCTCTACGTGGATCAGTTGGAGGCGTGCCTTAACGTCGGGCTGTGGGGCCAAGAATCGGAGGATGACTGATGCCGGCGCTCGACTGCAAGACGTGCGGCGCCTGCTGCATCGGTGGCATGGACGACGATCTCGGATTCGCCGACGTCTCTCCGGGAGAGATCGAGCGCATCAAGCCATGGCATCGTAGGCATCTAAAGGTGATCACGATCTTAGACGACGCTAGGATGTCGACTCCGGGCGTGTTCACCGAGGAGTTCGGCAAGATCTGTGGGTTTCTTCGTGGGGATCCAGGGGTCAAGGTCTCCTGCGAGATCTACGCGAGCAGGCCGGGGGTATGCGCCAGGTTCCGCCCTGGCGGCATGGCATGTCTCGAGTCACGAAAGGAGCTCGGATTGTGAGCGATGCGAAGCGGGTCCGACGACTCGAAGCCATGCTGGCATGGCGCGTCGAGGTTACCGAAGGTGCCAGGATCCTCCCGGCCAAACAGTGGCCCGCCGAGAGGATCTCGTTCCTGTGGGCCGAACGCAAGGCGCTCGAGTGGGCGCTACACAAACTGAAGGAGATACCGTGAGCAAACCGTACGTGTACCATCGCGCCGAAGACCTTGGAATTCCGATCGTCGACGCCAAGGCGCGCGCGTTCGTCGCCGTCACGTCAAGCGATGTTGTCAACGCGAAGAAGGCGAACAGCAAGCACTGCGCGCTCTCGCATGGAGCACTGCGTCTGCCCGGAGTCGTCGCTGCCTACTTCCTTAGGTCGACCGCGTTCCTCGAGTACGAGGACAAGATCTTGCGCTACCGGCTGCCGCCGAGCGTGCAGAAGGAGATCGTCAGCTTCGATCGTGCGCAGATCTTCGATCCGGGTGACGAGTGAAGGCCAAGCTACAGCCGGTGGTCTGCGCCTGCGCATGGACCGGTCGACTCGGGTCCAGGTCTCCCTGCCCGGGGTGCGGAGAGGATCCGACCTTTCGCGTCACGCCGGTGCGGCTGGCAGCCATGAGGCTAATCGCCAGGCGCGCTCCGAATGAGCTCGCGGTGAGCATGCAGCCGATCATGGTTCGCTGGCTCGTGGACGAGCGCCATCGCCTGATCGAGCCCTGCGAGCCCGCCAGGCCACCGGATCCTGATGGGCTACGCACGCGCCGGACGATGCGCAGGTACCTGGATACACTCCCCGGATACCGACCGCCACACTCCGGACGGACACTCCGGATTCGCACGAGTAGGATCAGGGTAAGAGCATGACCAAACGAGAAATTACCCAGATGGTTGGCAGCAAGGTGATGTACCGCGGTGACGACCTAGAAATCGTCGGAGTCCGCAAGTACCGCGAATGGATGCTCGTGCTGAGTAGCGGCGCGATCTTGCTGCCATCCGAGATCCGGTAGATGGCCGGGCGACCTCGCCTGCCGGTAGCAGGCAGGCTAAAGAATGGTCGCGAGCCGCGCACGCTGTGCGCAGCGACGAACCTGAGCCCGAGCGAACTGATCGCCCTGGATCGTGCAGCTGCACGCGCCGGTGAGACGCGCTCGGGATTCATCCGCACCTCGGTGAGGGATAGGATGCGCTCACTAAATTATCCTGTTGACAACTCCGACTTTCGTGAGTAGAGTTATCGCATGACCAACACGAACGCCGCCATCGAGTCGCTCCGCAGCTTCGCCATGGAGCACGTCACGACCAACAACGCCGACGTCGGCAGAGACGAGTCGTGGTACCCCGGCTGCAACAGTAGTTTCGCTTTCGTCCACCTATGCACCGCAGCTCTCGAGGGCGAGGAGTGGGCGATGGAGCGCATCGGGTCGGTTGTCGAGGAGTGGACCTACTTCAACGCGGTGCGCTGCGAGATCCCCGAGTCTCGATTCACCGAGTACGCGCTCGAGAGTATCCGCGCCACCGACACCACGCGCCCCGACGGCGCGATCGCCCGCTCGGTGGAGGTGTAGTCATGGCATCCCGCATCAGGACTCAGCGCGTTACACATGTCACCTGTGCAACTTCTTCAGGATTCAGGTGGCTGATCAGGAACCTAGGCCAGTCCGCCGTGAAGACGGCCGACGGGTTCATGGTGCTCGACGAGACACGGTGGGGCAGGTTGCTCGTTGACGCAGAGGGAGTCGAGTCATGATCATCCTGCCATCCGTCGGCGTTCGACGGCATCGCCTCACGCTCACCGACAGGCCTGCGATTCGGCACCTATCTCGCCCTGTGGCGCGTCAGGCGCCCACCCCGCCCAAGCACCGCCATGTGGCGCTCCCGATGCGCTGGAGGGCAAGAGGAGCGTCCTGGGGCAGCGTTGGGATCTGGGCTGCCGTCGTCCTCTCTGCGCTCTGGGTTCTCCTGGGGCGCCTTCCAGCCTGAGCGCTGGCTTCTTTGTCCGCCGATCCGGTCCTCGGGCTCCGGCGGGATCAACTTCCGGTAATCAAGGGAATTCAAATGTTTACACCGAAACAGTACCAAGACACGGTCGTGACCAAGAGCGAACAGAAGGACATCGAGGAGCACATCGATCGGAACCTTCGGGCTGGGATACTCGAGATGAAGAGCACGCGGGCCGGTTGGCAAGTCCAGAGCATGGCTGCGGTCGCTGACAGGTACATCCTCGCAGGATGGCGGGTCGAGTTTCAGCCGGAGCCGGGCGTGATGATGCGGTTCTCGATGCCGGAGACGACGGCCGGCTATGTGCCGGGGGATGGACGCTCGCTGTGAAGTCTGGCGGCGCTATGCCGCCGCCTCTGCCTCGGTCGTCCAGCCCGGAAGGACGCGCTCACTTGGTTCATGACGTCGCTGCTTCATCTCGACGTCGAGCGAGACGCTGGTTCGATCCCAGCCCGAGGCACCATCCGGTCCGGAGTGTGGCGCCCCATATCCAGGGTGTGCCGACAGCACCACACTCCGGACCAGGCAATCCGGAACCAGCCACGTAACAGGTTGGCGTGTCTACGACCTGGCACGCGGGAAGCAGTACATAGGACCATGAACAACTTCAAGATCGTCAGCGCCCACGAACTCCCCGCCGGCAAGTACCATGGGACGATGTCCGGCTGGCTCATCCGGGTCTGCGGCAAGGACTACGAGCTCGACGGCGGTGTCCGCGGCACCGCAGCCTGCTACGTCACGGTGGACGCCAACGGCCTCGCGACCGTGGAGCTGGTCTGATGTCTGCCGCTCCCCGCAGGATGGTCGCGAAGTACCCCGGTCGGTGCGCTGGCTGCGGGCATAACCTGAGCGTCGGATCGCAGATCGAATTCTGGGGATCGGGATGCGCGACCCACACGTGGTGCGCTCCCAAGTCTGCTCCAGGTCAGGCGAGCTCGGCGGCGTCAAACCGGTCGTCAGCTCGACGGTACGAGAACAAGCGCACCGGCTGCAGTTGTGGGAGCGTCGAGGGCTACACCAAGCCAACCGACTGCTGGACCTGCAAGCACGACGCGGAGTAGGCCATGACCGAAGACGAGAAAACTACACTGCGCTTGGTGGCTGCGTACCGTGCGGCTATTGCAGCAGTCGAAACGGCGTCCGCCGAGCGCAGTTCGAAGCACGAAGTGCTGCCCGGGAGACGCGGAGACCCTAACTCAAGAGATGCTCGCGACCGTGTCGCCAAGTGCAATGAGGAGCTAGACGTTGCCTTCCACCTTGCCGTGGACGCGGCAAACCGTGCTTGGCGCGAGCTACAGCAGCACGCCAGGTCGCACCCGAGGCTACCTGCCTAGCCACCGGCCACGCTTGCCGATGCCTACCCCCAGGGCGTGAGCCGCTGGCGGACGGCGTGAACTGACTTTCGCGCATCGAGGTGTTGACATCAGGTAGGTTTGAGATTAGGGTAACGACATGGACAACTACTCGGTCACCACGGACGCGCTCTACGGATTCAAGTTCCGGTGCCTCGAGTGCATCCAGACTGGCCGAGGTAAGACGGTCGAGGCTGCCAGGATCAAGCACGTGGCTGGATGCTCGCGGGCTCTGGCAGCGCGCCGCGTCGACGTCACCGATGCGCAGCGTACGGCGGCAGCGGCGGGCGCTGTTGCTTCGGTGCTCGGTGAGGATGAGATCGCGCGAGCGGTGTCGGCGGGTAAACTGTCGATGGACGACGCGATGAACCGGGATTTCTAAGATGGTCAAGCGCAAGCCACGGATCGGTCGCCCGCTGAGTGACCCGGAGACCAAGCGCTCCCGAGGAGTCACGGTCTGGCTCACCGAGGGTGAGTACCGGAAGGTCCAGGCCCTGGCAGAGCACGGGAACCTGAGCATGAGCGCCTGGTTTCAGTTGGCGTTGGTGACGACATGACGCTCAGTGAGTTCTTCCTCTGCTGGGCGTTCGCGATCATGGTTGCTATCGCGGTCTGGCATGGCGCGCTTCGCCGAGAAGAGGACCGAGACGATGATGGTTGCGGATGCGACTGCGACGATGAGAGCTGGCCATGAACGAGACGATCGCTGCACAAGCGATGGAGCTGCTGTCGATCCTGGCGTGCCAACCGACGTGGGAGTTCGGCGTGTGGTCGGTCCCTGGTTTCACGATAGCCGCTAGATTGCTCGCGACGCGCGCGCTCGTGCAACCGGAGCCCAGAGGATGGTGCGTCGACGACGAGGAGCGCCAGCTTTGTTATGCGGCGGCGGAAGGGCTGCTACGCGAAGGATGGAGATGAACGAGGGCAAGCTGCGCGCGATCGCCCGGAACGTCGGTCGCCCGTACGAGGAGGTGCTCGAGTTCTGGGAGGAGCGCGTTGCGATTCGCGAGCTCGATGGTGGGATGTCTCGCAGGACCGCCGAGAGCGACGCCTACTTCGACGTCGCGCTCGAGTTGGGGAGGAAGCGGTGATGCCGGTAGATGTCGAGACGAGGAAATGCTGCCAAGGAGCAGGCGCTCACGAGGAGTGGTGCTGGCGCTTCGGTCAAGATTCCGCTGCGAGCCAGCCAAAGAACCCTGATCGTGCCAAGCGCATCAAGCGTCAACGCCACGCGGCGAATCGTAGGGAGCGCGTTCAGATCGCGGCTCGGGCTCGGTTGCTTCCGGAGGTCTCGGAGAGAGCGCCCGAATCTCCATCCCGGATCAACAGTGCTCTAGCTCGGGTCATCGACGTGATCAACGCTAGGCTGCAGAGCGAGCAGGCTTGGCGTGAGGTATGGAAGTGACTCCGCGTCTACTCGTCGTCATGCTCGTGGTGTGGTGCTGCGTGGTGCACTGCCAGCATCTGCGCGCACCCACGGGCTGGTACATGACCAGGGCTAGACCAGACGGCTCGTACCTGATCGCCCCGGTTCTCGGTCGACCGCAGGATGACCTCGAGGATGCGAAGCTCAGGCGCAATCTGGTCGGACCAGAACCTGTATCCGGATTGCTACACTGTACTGGCGGTGCGGTCTTGCACCAGAATGGGACAAGCGTATGGTGTCAACGATGAGAAAATTCGCAACATTGCTCGTGATGGTGTGTTCGTGTGTGCAGCCATCAACCCAGGGAGAGAATGACCCGAACAAGAGGGAGGACTTTGCGATCGCCGCGTCGATGCTTGATGATTTCCTCGGAGGAGTTGATCCCAACCTAGTTGCCTGCGAAGACGGCCTGTGCTGCGCGATCGTCAACGGCGGGGTCTGCTGCTGCAACCCACGAACGGGGTGCACCTGCTCGATCCTGATCCCAGTCCAGCCGGGCGAGGCCGTCGCTGGCGGTGGAGACGACCCATGCATCTCCGACCCGATCGCGCCGGGCGGCGAGCCGCTGGCGGACCCCGATGCGCTCTGTCACCCAGGTGATGGGACGCGTAGTCAGGCCACGCTCAACGCGGCGAGCAACGCGGCTCGACGGGCCGGTCTCGTGCTAGGGCAACGGCCGGCGGCGTCGTCCGTGGACTGCGGGACCCAGCCAGATGGCACATACATGTGCACGGTCGATTGGGATCTGGCGGATGGAACCCCGAGGTTCGTTCGTGGATTGTGCGTGATCGACCTCGCAAACAGCACCTGGTGCTCGGCGTACTGGTGCGAGCGCCACGACGCAGGCGGGTACACCTGCATGCTGATCCCGTGAGCCAGTCAGCGACCTGGGACCAGTTGCGCATGGCCGCTGATTTTCGCGCGTGCGGGCGGGAATGTGAGGCCAATCTCGAGATGCCAGAGGTCGAGGCGAAGTGGGTGCGGATGACCTCGAGACGGAGAACGTCGTGGTCGAGGTTATGGAACTGTCCCAGTGGGTTAGCTGTGGCGCTTGTCGCGCATGATCGCGCGATCGGGCAATGGGCCCCGTGGGTGAAGACTAATAAATCCTTGAATTTCCACATCACACGGAGTCAACTCTACGAGGGTTACCGGATATTAGCTGGCGTTGACCGACCGGTGGCGGACGAGGCCTGGTCCATCACCAGGGCGCAGTTCGAGGCATCAAGTCGTAGACTCGACGAGATCCACCAGGAGATTGAGGGGAACCTATTGCAGCGCGGCACCGTGGCCATGTGGTCGACCTACCCGCCACCACGCCGCTCGATACCGCGCCGCAACCTGACCGCCGCGCTCACCGCCCTGCCGGGGTACCGAGATGCTTGACATCCGCGTCAGACATCGGTACGGACTTAACTCGCGGTATGTGGCTCGAGTAGCCGGCCAGGCTCATAACCTGGAATGTCTTGGTGCAACTCCAAGTGCCGCAACTAAGAACGGAGATTTCGGTGAAAATCCGATTCCGGTGGCAGGTCTAGCACTGGATAGCTCAAGCATGACGGGGACCTGCTAGCCGATCATGTAGAGGAGAGCGCCGTTCCTTTCCTCGCCTTGGCCCGGCGTAAGGCCTCTGCCTTTGCAGCGGCACGTGCGCATCGGCGACATCGGGTCTTGGTCTCACGCTCCGGTTCAAGCGCGCGACTACAGCTGTGGCAGAGGCCAAGCGCTAGGTTCTCCTTCCACAGCCACGACAACGCCTACCTGTACTCCGACCGTGAGGCAGGTCCACCACGCGCTCGTCATCTCTCGCAGATAGTGGGCCCGACTGAAACCGTAGTGGGCCCGGTCACAAAGTGCGCGAGCACAGTGGCCGGACATGGAAACCACCATCGTTCAGCCCGGAAGCACCCCATCCATCTACTCAACCGGTCACCGTGAGCTCCATGATGGTGGCCATCGATGGCACCAAGACGAGCTCCGCACCGACGCCAACTTTCGCGCACTCAGCGCAGAGGTCCAGCGCTATGGCGTTGCCAACGGCGATCGGATCAACACCGTTGGAGCGGCCGGCGCGCTCGCCGCTGGCGTCACGGACCGCCTGGTCCAGGGCACGGCCTGTCACACCGACCAACTCGTTCAGGCAGGCACCAGCTCGACTGCTGACCGGATCTGCGCCTCGACCAAGGACGTAACCGGCGCGCTCTCAACCGGGTTCACGGCTGCCGCGCTCGCGGCGTGCAAGACCGCGGACGAGGTCGCGGCGGTCTATGCGGCGCTCCAGAAGCAGGTCTCGGATGCGGCCACATCGACGGTGGTCGGATTCAAAGATGCGCAGGCCACCGCGTACCAGATCGAGGGCCGCACCGCCCTCGACGCAGCCAAGAACGTCGCGACGCTCGGCTTGCAGGCGACCACGAACGCAAACCTGCTCAGCGTCGAAGCCACGAAGAACTTCTACGCGATCACCGTCGAGGCCACCAAGAATGCTGCCGCTGCGGCGCTCACCGCAGCCACGGACCGCGCAGCGATCCTCGCGGCACAGGCGGAGTGCTGCTGCGAGCTCAAGGCGCTGATCACCGCCGAGTCGTCGCAGACCCGTGCCCTGATCAACACCAACACGATCGAGGGTCTCCGCGCTCAGCTCGTAGCCACTCAGCGCCTGATCCCGGTGACCATCGGCGTCGGGGCGTGATCCGTGGCCGAGCTCCAGGTGGCGATCGCACTGGCGTTCATCTTCTTGGGCGGGTGCATCGTCCTCGCGGTTGACCGGAGCGACTCGTGATTGGTCAGGTCGTGCTGCTGCGCTTGGCTGATCAATACACGCTCGCGGCGATCACCGCCGAGTACACGTCGGACGATGTCGATCTGCGCGCGTTCGCACTGTTCGGCGACGGTACGATCGGCCTCGTCGACATCCCGCACGCGATGCGCGGCGTCAAGGTCGACCAGTGGGCGGAGCCCCCACCGTATCCGACACCAGAGCCGGTCGCCGCTGCGATCCCGAAGCTGGCCGAGGTCAAGCCGAACCTGATGCACGCGAGCTCGATGCCACCGCTTCCGCCTCAGCCGATGATGGTGATCATCAGGTACTGAGGTAATCTCGGAGCATGCTCGTAGGCTCGCCCGTGCTCCTCCGTCTCGCCGACCAGTACATCCTCGCGGCCGTCGCTACCGATCGCGGAGGCGACGTCCTGGACGTCAAGGCGCTAATCTGGCAGCCCCCATCACAGGAGATCGACGTGCTGGACGTGATCAACGTGCCGCGCGGCACCGGCGTGATGCAGTGGTCGGAGCCGGCTTGGCTTCTACCGCCGGCCGACGTGCTGCCGGCGCAGTAGGGCGCCGGCGCCCCGTCCGGCTATTTCCGGGCGGCTACGGTGGCCATCGCCCGGGCGACTGCGGCGTCGCACTCTGCGAGGCGGGCGAGGTAGCGGTTCAGGTTGCGGAGGGTCGAGGCGGGGAGGTTCGTGCTGTTCATGAACCTAATATGCAGTCTGCTGGCCTGCTTGTCAACAGACATTCTTCATCCTACTCTGGTTCCTGAGATAGAACGAGCACTTGCGCGGCGTTATTCCCAATCGCGATGGACGCGAGCAGGGCAGTCTCCTGGATCCACGCCGGGCAACTGGCGCAGGGTCGCGAGGGCAGCAGCGGAGACGATCTCGGCGATCTCTCGTGGGGTCATGCTTGATGGATCGACCGGCGTCCTGGAATGTTGAGGTGACATGGATGTCGTGGTTTCCGCCAACGGATTAGCAGGCCCGCTATTGTTTCGGCGTCAGTTTGACAAGCCACCGGTGTCGCACCCCTCTTAGGATGTGCTGGCTCTACTTCACCCCCCTCGCTCAAGGTCCACTCCGAATGGAGGCCAGCGGCCGGCCTTGCCCGGATCTCAGATCGCACAGGCAGCGGGGTGGGGCGAGAACCAGCGGGGCACGAGAGCAGAAGCTCAGGATGGGGTCGGTGTCGGGTACTCTGTTCACTGTGCAGAGATCGAAGGTCGCCAACGAGCTGGACGAGGTCGGTGACCTCCTGCCCGAGGAGCAATCCGAGCTCGTGCTCAAGCTGCGCTACGGGATCGGGCTCGAGCAGTTGATGGGCCCAGCGATGGCCGCTGTGGTCCGAGCCCAGCAACGAACGCAGCGCCAACCCGACTGGGTGCCGCCTGCTCCAGAGCCTGCTCCACGTCCTGACGCTGAGATCCGCGCTCGCGCTGCAGCCCTCGGAGTCACGGCAGGCCGACGCGGTCAGTGGATCCGTTGACGCATGTCAGAACCTCGTGCTAGTCGTTGACACATGGGGGATGCGAAAGATCACGTCTGGTTCCGTTGCGACGATGACGCCTGCGAACTTGCATCGCGAGCCCGTGTCGAGATGCGAACTTCGAGAGTTGGGCTTCCGAGCCCCGGTCCATGCCCGGCATGTCGTGTCTCGCCGATGCGGTTCGGCGGGAGGGCGACGCTGCCAGACCCGGATTCCTATCGGGACTTGGCCGAGTTCGAGGTGTCGGGATGAGCGAAATCACGCGCTCGGATCTCGAGCCCGGTCAGATCTTCCGGGTCTACCCGCCTGCTCCGTACGGGCGTTGGCCTACCGAGCCGCTCGTGGTGCTGGATCGGATCTTCGAGGTCGGGTTCTGGACCGGTGCCAGATACGCGCTTGGTGACGTGGCTCCGGCCGCGCGGGTTGAAGTGCTGTGAGCAAGACGACACCGGTCCGGTGGTGGCGCGACGATGCGACCCGCTGGGTCAAGCCTCGACCGCGCACGCTCACCGTTCACGCGATGGACCGGATCATGCGCGACTGGATGCTTGAGCGCAGGATGCGCATGACTGGCATCGCGATCATCGAGCCGCGTGACTCGCTTCTCGAGCGCGCAGCTCCGCCTGATCCGTGGGAGCGGTTCGCTCGGGACGTAGAGCGCGATCTCAACGCTGGACGAAGCAATCGCGTGTTCGTCGTCGATCGCGACTCGCTAAAGCGCACCGAGCGCTTTTGTACCTGCAACCACTCACGTCTGAGCCATGATTGGTGGGGTAACGGAGACTGCACTGAATGCGACTGCCAGTTCTTCTCTGATGATCCGTGGGAGCAGCTTGCGCTCCGGTGCGCGGAAGGAACGCCGTGAGCCGCGAGCGCTACCATCGCGCCCGGCTGGCAGGTGGCGGACATCTCCGAGACGAGGACTGGAGCAAGACGGTGGATCGGGCGATAGAGATCGCCGATGCAAGTCGACCCACGTGGCAAGAGATGGCTGCGATGTCGCCTGGGTTCGGGCGTAAAGTGGTAGAGCACGTCGCCCTTGCGCCTGGACAGATGGTGGTGAGCGCACAGCTTGTGCTTGACGTTGAGGCCGCGCTGTCCGAGGCGAACACGCTGCACATGGAGCTACGTGAACTCGCCGAGCACCACGATGTTGGGGTCGCCAGACGCGAACGGATCGCGGCGAAGATCGAAGATGCGATCGCGAAGATCAAGAAGCGCCTTGCTTCGGAGCCGTCATGAGCGCCATCCGCGATCCCATCTTCGCCTGCCTGCTCTCGCAGGGTCGGCTCGACGCAAACGGGTACGCCTACCATGGCCACACGCGATCCCATATCGTCGCGTGGTGCGCGGTCAACGGCCCGGTGCCCAAGGATCACGTGCTCGATCACCTGTGTCGGCGCAGGGCCTGCCGTGAGCCTAGCCACCTCGAGCCAGTCACCGCGGCCGAGAACCAACTGCGCCGCTCGTTCCGCTACCTGCAACGACGCAAGCTCTGCCCCAAGGGCCACGATCTCAGCCTGCATCGCGTCGTCACGCCTGAGCGTGGGATCGTGTGCAGGCGCTGCAATCAACTCGCGTTAGGAGAGCCATGACCGGAGATGACCTGCGAAACTGCGTCTCGCTGCCTCGCAACGACACGCTAGCGATCGCTGCAGAGCTTGACGCGATCGATGCGTGGCGCGTCGCGCTCTGCGATGGACGGTTTGCCCGGCGTGGCTGCGAATGGGCACACGATGAGCGGTGCCCGGTGGCGATCGCGCGCACAGCGCTGTTCGCTGCGACTGATGCCAGACGTGCTCAGATAATCCGATCAGGACAATGACCGACAACAACAACATCGCCGCGAACGCTCGGCATTCTCGGAACGTGAAGGAAGTGCTTGGCGCAGTCTCGAGGCTGCTCAAGGACGAGCTCGAGCGAAACCCGGACCGGGCCGGCGCGGTGACGGATGACCCGGTCGTGCTCGCCGAGATCATTGCGGGCGATCTCTCGCAGGCAAGAGCGCGCCTGGAAAGCATGCGCTCGGCGGAAGGGCTGAAACTCGAGGAGGTCAGGATGGCGTTGCTTGAGCACGCGTTGAAAGATCTGCAGGTACAGCCGTACCTTGACGGTGTCGCCGCAGCATCGACGGCACTGCGCGCGTACTGCGATCTCGTCAACGTGCGGCAATAGTTCTCCGCCCGGCTGGATGGGGGTAGGTTTCCCCCACCCCGGGGGTCTCGCCGTGCGCGACAGGCAAGGCTGAGCAAATACAACCAAAACGTACGGGAATCATAAGTGTTCGAGTACAATTGAGAGATAATCGATGACAAAGGACCGAAATGACTTCGAACTGTCGCCCGCCGCGATGGCGAACAGACTTCACAGTTTTACGGCATCCACGCTAGACCACCTTGACGCACATCAGAAGGTAATCGCGGCGAGGCTTGCCCAACTGGCTGAGGGCTCGTTCGACCCGGACCTATCGCAGGCTGGGGCCGCGCTGACCCGAAGCCGGAACACGGCGTCCGCCGAGCTCCGCAAGATCGAGCTCCATGACCGCAAGATCAGCAAGACCCCCGAGCAGCGTCATACCCTCGTGCTGGAGTACCTGCGCCAGCTCGATCCTGAGCGCCGGGCAGAGGTTCAGAAGTTCCTCTCAACTCTCGAGAATCAAAGGAGTGTGCTCGGATGAGCAGCGTGTGCCATATGCCACCATGCCCCGCCTGCGGTGGCGTCCTGAACTGGAGACTTGACCCGGTCTACTACGAGGTCCGGAACGCAAAGATTGCAAGCCTCGAGGCTGCGCAGATCGGGATGATCACGGCGGAGCGTGCGCGCGAGTTGCTGAACCAACCGGAGATCCCGGAGGGTTCGCAACCTATCGACCCGCTGGACGTCGTGATCGACGGCCTGACGCTGCGCGAACTGCTGACATGCGACGAGATCCAGCGGCTCGAATACACGACGCATCCAAGGCCGAGCTGGACGCCGGCCCAGCGCGCCGCGGTCTCCGCCCACTGGTCCGCGCAACTCCGCGCCAAGATCGAGGCGAGCAAGGTCAAGGAGCGGAACCAGGTCATGATGCCGCTCGATGCGGAGGATTGCGAGTGGTGAACAAGTCGCGCGAGTTGCTCGAGATCATCCTGGATCGGTACTACCCGAGCGACGAGCACGGGGTGCGCCGGATCCCGGAGCCAGTGTGCCGACGTGTCGTGCTTGATGAGTTGCGCAAGTTCCAGGACGGTCGACCGGCCGGAGTTAGGTGGCCTGGGGTATGAGGCTCACGACCATCGTGTCAGGCGGACAAACTGGAGCCGATCGGGGCGGACTCGACGCAGCCATCGCGCTTGACCTCGCGTTTGGCGGATGGGCACCGGCCGGCTGGCGATCCGAGGACGGCCAGATACCGGACATCTACCGTGAGCGCATGCGCTGCACGTCGTCCAGCAACTACGGGATTCGGACCCGGCTGAACATCCAGGATAGCGACGGCACGCTCATCGTCTCGTTCGCTGAGTCGCCGGGTGGCGGCACGGCTTACACGATCGAGCAATGCGAGAAGCAGGACAAGGCTCACATTCACGTCGTGTTGCCGCGCGGCGGGCGCACGCAGATGCCGAACGCGGTCGCTGATGGCATCCGCGAGTGGCTCGACAAGGCCAACATCAACGTGCTCAACGTCGCCGGGCCGCGCGAAAGCAAGGAAGCGGGCATCCAGGAGGCGGTTCGCGACCTACTCGTGTGGGTGCTCGAGGACCAGATCGTTGCTACGCCGACCCGTGATGAGGTCTGGCGCGGCGTGTTCAGCGCGGTCGATGGCGCCAAGTTCAGTTCGTCACCAACTGCCGCGGGTGCATCCGACGCAGGGACTCCCCCTCCTTCGGTCTCGCCGGATGTGGTTGTCCCCGCGGCAGCACCGGTGGCCTTCTGCGAGCACAACCCCCAACGCGAATGCTCCACCTGCATGATGGCTCGCTGGTCCGACGTGCCCAGGCGCGGCATGCATCAAGGAGACCGATGACCCCAGAAGATCAGGCCACAGTCCTAGCCGTGCTCGAAACGGAGGTCGCCAAACTCGGACGACCAGATGCGTCGTGCCGGGTCTATCGCGAATCCGACTGGACCGACAGGGACGGCGAGACGTACCCGGGTCGATGGCTTGCGGCGGTCCGGATCGGTCGCGGTAGCTCGATGTACGAATTCTCCATTGAGGCGGATCTCATCCTGCTCGATGGCACGGTTGACATCCTGCGCGGCGAGCTCGAAGAGGGAAGCCGGAAGTCACCGAGGGCAACATGACCTGGAAACTGACCCTACGCGGCGACTCTACCGCGCCGATTTCTGCCGAGTACGAGTGTCCGGTGCACGGACGGTTCATGGTGACAGTGGCGCGTCCTGCGCCTGATTCTATGCCGTGTCCATTGCTCGTGCCGGGCCCCTGGGGAGAGAGCGAGGATGAGAGCGCTTGCTCGCAGGAATCTCCCTGGCGTTTTCCCACCCCGCCGGGCCGCGTTCGCGCTGGCGAGATGGTGCGCGGAAAGACGGGCGACCTACCGCCGGATCGAGTCTGCATGGATACGCGTCCGCTCGCTGACGGAATGCCCATCGAGGAGTTCAAGGCGAACCGCGCCAAGGTGCACCGGGATGAATCGCTCAAGCGCGTTCGCGCCCTGAGGTCGCGATGAAATACATCGGGTCGATGCGGATCTACTTCAACAAGCACGGCTCCAAGGACTTCCCGTGGTGTGTTGCCGCGGAGGGCTGGGAATTAGCTCTCGGTAGCGTCGTGGTGGAGGAAGCAATCTTGAGGTCTAGCTACGAACCCAAGGTGACACCGGACGACGAGGACGGGAAGCCGAGCGCGTGGCTGTCGGTGACCGGAACGTTGGCCGTCACGGGCGGAACCGCGCGGATCACGAGGATCGCACCGTGAATCACGTGAAGCACATCGAGCTCTACGATCACCTGACGTTCTGTGGTGCCCCTGGGGATGCGGTTCCCATGCACGACTGGCATCCCGCTGTGGACGCGTTCGGGTGCCACATCGACAATCTTGTCGGAATTGCTAAGGCGGACTGTCCTCGGTGTCTCGAGGCCATCAACAAGCTTGGAAACGCGGCATCCCGTCAGCTCGCTGGGATATTTCTGCTCGCGCATACTGCTAGTGGAGGCGACGCCTGATGCCGTTCCGTGAGTTGTTCGTCGAGGTCAGTGAGCAACTCCTGATTGCGGCCATCGCAGAAGCCAATGCGGCCACAGTCCGATCGGCCGAGGTGATTCATCAGGCAGCCCCCCGAGGGATGGGGGGCCGTCGATGGGATACTACCGTGACCGCGGTCGGGGCCTTCATGCGTCAGATCCACGGATGGCAGGATGTGGTTGCTTTGCGTTCCGCTCATTATGACGCAACCGAGTTGAGCGGGGTCGCTGAATGCGGCCATGCTCAGAAGGTCGTAATATCCGATCTGGCAGTGATCGCACTCCGACCGAAGGAACTTCTCGATATCATCGACACCGCAGTCGCCACCCAGCGATCGTGCTACTGCATGGTGGCAGCGTGACCGCGATCATCCGCCCCATGGCTCCGTCCGATCGCCAGTTCGTAATCTCGTCCTGGTCGTCGAGTTACCGCATGTCACCGTACGCAGGGCTGCTCTCGATGGAGCGCTATGCGATCGCGATGCACCTCGAGATCGTGACCATCATCGACCACGCAACGACGCGCGTTCTCGTGGCCGAGGAGCCCGGCGAGGTTGACCACGTCGGCCGGCCGTTCGTGTACGGGTTCGCGGCGTACTCCGACGAGGCGCTCATCAACGCCAAGTACGTCTACTATGTGTACGTGAAGACTCCGTACCGGCAGGGGCGCAAGCGCCACCACATGGCCAAGGGATATGGCGCCATTCTACTCGAGGCGTGCGGCGTTGACGTGGCGCGCCCATTCGAGTACGCCTGCCGTACGAGCTACTGCGACACCCTGGCCAGCAAGATTCCGCTGGCAACCTTCGACCCCTTACCCGCAAGATACCTGGAGCCCCCAACCCATGAGCAACGATCCCAAGTCCCAGCCGCAGCCGTTACCGCCCAAGCCATCCGCGCCAACGAGCGCGTCACCCGCGGGCGGTGAGATCCGGATCGCGGACATCAGGTTCGTCACGGCCAACCTTCCGATCACCGGGATCAACTCGAGCAATGATCGAATCGTTGGCCGGACCGCCGAGAAGGTCGAGAACAACCAGGACGGCATCGACATCACGCTCAACATGGCCACGGGGTTCTACACGCTGACGAAGATCCAGCGCGGGGCGCCAAACGTGGTGCAACTGATCCACGTGAGCCGCGTGGACCTGGTCACGGTGTGGTGATGAGCGCCGCCGATTCTATGGCGAGTGGAAACGAGCACCAACGAGAGCTAGCACTCATCGCAATCACGCTCGAGCGTGACGAATGGAAATCCGATTATGAGGCGCTAGCGCTAGAAGTAGCGGTTAGCCCCGAGGTTGCGCTCCAATTCATTCGTGAGCGCGACGAACTGCGCCGCAAGCTTCATGCCCAGCACATCGAGCTGATGCGGCGTGCGCGTCGTGACGCGGAGATCGCGCACCACCTGCCCGCGATCGCTGCACGCCTGCAGGCGATGGCGACCGATGCCGCGCTGGGGTCTGCGCCCAAGTCGTGGGAGGATGACCCGGAGATCGATTGGACGGGGATCGAGCGATGAGCATCATGTGGCAGGTCATCATCGGGCTCATCATCGGAGCGCTGTGGCCGGCATGGCTGATCGTGCAGGATAGGATCGAGCACAAGGCGCATATCAAGCGGATCCGTGAGCGCAGGGAGCGCGAAGACATCGCATGGAACATGTGGTGTGAATCAGCAAGCGACGCGATCCGGAACTCTCGTGATGTGCCACGGTGGCCGGGATGACGGTCAAGCATCTGGCGTGCTGGGACTGCGACTACTTCACCCAGGCCGGGCTAGGGCGTTGCCCGAAGCATGCGAGCGAGGACGAGAAGCGCGCGGCGTACGAGGTGATCGACCGCCAGTTGGCCGATCTGTGCGATGTCCAGAAGATGATCAATGCGGAGAAGTCCAGGTGATCGACCTCGAGTTTCTGCAAGAGCATCGCGCTGCGATTCACAGCCTGAATCGGGCGCTGTGGCGAGCGAACCGGTTCCTCGTGCGTAACGGCGAACGTCCGCTCAAAGATGAGCCTTGGCGCTGGAGTCATCCGACGCGGAGCGCGTGGCGATGAACCGGCGCAAGACCGAGTCCAGGTATCGCGAAGCTGACGAGGTACGCGAAGCGATCTGCCTTGCGCGCGGATGGGAGTTCAAGCTGTGAGACTGATGCAACTCTGCCCGGAGTGCCACGGAACTGGTGCGATAGATGACCGGTACTGCTCGTGCGCGGCGGCCATTGCGCTGCGCGAGCGGATCCAGTCCATCCCGGGGTTCAAGGAAATCCAGGAGCGCATTGATCGCATGCTCGACGAGGCATCGGTTTCGCCGTTCTTTGTCGAATGGGACGATCTGATGTCATCCGGCTCGATCCAGGTAGCGAAGCGCCCGTGGAAGCCGTGATCTACAGCATGCTCGAGTAATCGTCCTGGAATATGCTCGAGTAGTCGTCATCGCTGCGGCCCTCGTCAGGCATCGGCGGAACGTACTTCGGTGATCGCGGATCCTTGGTCTCGTCAACCTCTTCGTCACCATCGCCGATCGCGGTGATTAAGGTGGCGATCACGCATCGAGCGTAGACCAGGGAATCCGGGTGATCGTTAGGCTGATCCTTGCGCTCGATCTGCTCCTCCGATTTGGACAACCCCCACTGGAGATCCTGTAGCTGCTTCTCGAGGGCGGACCCTTTGAGGATCTTGATGCGGCCATCGACGAGGTCTCCGTTCACGACCTCGATCGCGCCGTATTTGTAGTGGTACCCCTTCACCGCCGGTTCAATCTTGATCCCGTACACGTTGCCCAACTCGGCGAGCACCATCTTGGCCATCGCGTGGATGCTGTCCGCCACCATCGCGTTGGGCCACTCACCGATCGCTCCGATGATGCCGGCTGGCTCGCTGTGGTCGAGATCGACACCGATCATCTTGTGGGCGATGATCTGCGCGTACATTTTGGCCTGACCGAAGCACAGCCGGTGGTAGATGGTCCTGGTCCGATCGCTCGGCGAGAACGCGAAGACGTTGATCGCGGTCTGGTCCGTGTACCCGATGTCCATCCCGATGACGTGCGCCCAATCGTCTCGAGGCTTGCCGTCAGACCCCATGGGGAGCTCGGCGATCTGCAGCGGACCGACCCGCTTGGGGTCCCACTGGTTCCACGGCGTTCCGTCGTCGAGGGTGGCGCGGTACCGGTAGACGGTGGTCGCGCCGTCCTCGGCCCATTCGCCGTCGTGTTCGCGGCGCTTGATGGGGTTGTCGTCGGACCAACCCTCGATCCGCGCCTGCATCTTCTGCTCGGCGAGGATGGCGAGTAGAGCCGGAATCGGACGATCCTTCGTGTTCTCGATCGCGCTCTTGAGACTCCACTTGTGCAGCGACCATCCGATCCATTCCGGATCGTCGTTGCGCTCCGCCCATGGCACCGAGCGTTTCGACCCGGGCCGCGTGATGTCCCAGAACATGCCGCGCAGCTGGTGACCCGGCGTTCCGATCAGCCAGATCGTCCCCTGCATTCGAGGTCCCAGCACCTGGTTGATCAGGTTGTCGATCAGGGAATCGGAATGACTAGCCGCCTCGTCGATCCCCACTTCGTTGAAGGTCAGACCGCGGAGCTTGTCGATCTCCTTGGGCTTGTCCGCGCCGAACAGCCAGAGGAAGCCCTTCGACTTGGGCAGCGTGAGCCGTAGCTTGGTCTCGTTGTAGACGATGTCAGGCGACGGTCCGTCGGTGCGGAACCCGAGCTCGTTGAACGCCTGTTTGAGCGGCTGCCACATGAGGCGCTCGGCATGGTCTCGCGTCACCGCGATGTACACGCACCGAGCATTGGGCATGGACAGCAGCCGACGTATAAACCGGGTCATGCCTCCGGTGGTCTTGCCCCCGCCACGCCCCACGAGGCCGACGATGCGACGCCCCTGGTCGATCGCGAAGTCACGTTGCTCGGGGTGGCACTCGTCGGTGATTCGCTCGATGAGCGATGACCAGTGCGTGGTGTCCTTCGCGCCGAGCTGGCGCTCGGTCTCTTCGAGGCCGAGGTCTAGGCGGTCGGCGGACAACAATTACACGCCAGCTTGCAACTGCATTGCCTGCGGTGAGAACGCGGCTTGCGCCGGACCGCCGATGGGGACACCGGCCGGCATCTGCGGCACCCATCCCGGGGGTGGCATCCCAGCGGGAGCTCCCGATGGGGGCGCGCCGCCCCCGGGCATCGATGTGTCAGGTCCCGGCGCCGTCGGTCCGCCGACCTCCCCGGGCTGCATGCCAGGAGAGTTCCCGCCGGATTCCATCCACGCGGCTTGCACGATCAGCTGGCGCAGGTTCTCGAGAACTTCCTCGGGCGCTCCGTCGGCGGACCAGTTCAGGTACTGCTGTTGCGCGCGCCAGATGAGCAGCTTCAAGTTCATGAAGGGCTCGGGCATGACGACCTCGCCATCGGCGATCTCTTCGAGGCAGTGCTCCACGTTCTCGATCGCGGCGGTGTATAGCGACATCGCCCGCTCGAGGTCAGGGTGATCCATCAGGCGACGAGCGTCGTCCTGCGAGATGATGCCGGCTTGCGCCCACTCGACGACGGTTTGCTCACGACCGGCGCGCGTGCGGCTGAGCGTTGATGCAGCGCCGATCTGAACGCGAACGTCCTGCATGTCGACCTTGGCCCACGACAAGGTCTTCGATCCGAACCGGGTCTTGCGCAGCATCTTGGGCGCATCCTTGCCCAGGTCTTTGCAGCAGTCGAGGATCAGGACGATCGTGTCGAGCACGAAGGTCTCATAGCCCTTTTCCTGGATCGCGAAGCGCTGGGTGGTCTGGTCGCGGTACTCACGCAGCGCCACGCCGGTCTCGATGCCGGCGGGCTTCACGGCCTGCGAGGCCATCCGCGAGACGCCGGAAATCTCGCCAGCCTTGCTCGAGAGGCGATCCGCGTCACGGTAGGTCTCTGGGCTGACCACCGGAGGGATAACGGTCTGCGGTGGGCTGCTGCCCTTGTACACCGCGATCGATCCGACCGTGTTTTGCGTCTGGCTGGATAGCCTGGCGTCGATGATCGGCACGAACGTCGTCGGAAACGCGCCCTGGTCGAGTTGCCGCTCGATCTGCAGGTTGCGCCGGTTGAGCGCGCGTTGCAGTCCGGCGATCCGCTCCGCGAGGCCGATCCCGTACCAGCCACGCGGCGGCGTCGTCCAGAACATCACGGCGAACGGAAAAAACGGCTTGTGCCATTCCTCGTCGAGCAGGTCGCATCCTTCGATGCAGATCGTGTGACGCCCGGGCTTGTAGCGGGGGTGATCCTTGGTGCCGATCGGCAGGCGCCAGGACTCGAGCACCATGATCTCGTTGCGCTGCAGCGGGCGGTAGCCCTGCCACTCGCGCGGGTTCTGGGCGCTACCGGTCGCCGCGCGCGCAATCGCAGCGTCGTTGCCGGGGAACTGGGCGCGTAACTCCTCGCGCTCGATGGGCGTGCGAAAGTGCATCTGTCGAGGCGGTCCGTTGCGGCACTCGAGCTCGTCCACGATGATGTCGTCCACGAGCACGCTATCTACGCGGATCTGGTCGAACGCGTCGACGTACACCTTGTTCAACGCGGTCCCCTTGAGGGCAGCCCCGGCCTTGAAGCCCCGTTGGCATTTCGGCAGGACGTCGAGCCGCTTCGCGAGCGCTTCCGCGTACCACTCGCGCCACTTCGCGCGACGCTGTTCTCCCCAGTCTGCCCCGTCGGTATCGAAGACCGCGCGGATATCTGTCGTCGCGATCTGCGCGCTAACCGTGTCGACGTTCGACGCGATCACGTTCTCGTTCATGCGCCCGTCGCCCTTGCCTCCACCGCTCACGTCCATGTAACCGCCTCGTGGGTTCATGTCGTACAGGTACTCGAGGCGCGCGAACCGGTTGTAGATCTGCGACTGTGAGGCATCGACGGTACGGACGTAGGTCAGCGCGGTGTTGTAGACCGATCCTTTGACCGCGTCCCACCAGTTGCTTGGGCTGGTCATTCGGGGTTCTCCGTACGCTCATCGGCGGCGGGGTGGAGATTCGGCAGCATCCCCCCGAACGTCATCGGATCGTCGAGAGGATCAAGTTCGACTCGGTCCTCTGCAGCAGCAGGGCGATCCGGGATCGAGTCAGCCGGGAACTTCGCTGGCTTGGCCTCGAAGGGGGCGAACCCGACGGTGACCGAGTCCCCGTTGATCCGGATCGACGTCACTCCAGCGGCCCGCAACCTGATCGCGCGGTCTTCGATCAGGGTCATCCATTCGTGCGGCGTCATCTATGGGTAGATCCGATCACTCTGGGTATTCGTAGTCACCCGAGTAGCATACCCAGGTAATGCTTGACCCATCCATAACTTTCCGCTAATAGTCAAGAAACAGATGACTGATTTGCCGGTGCCCGCGGAAGCTCCACCCCCGGTCGTGATGCCGGCCCGCTCTGACGCTGAGGTGCTCGCCGAGCAACGAGCCGGGGTTCGTGAATCGGCCCTCGCCGGACTCAAGGCGGCCCGCAGTGGAGCGGCGGATCCTGCAGCGCCAATCGCCCCGGCGGTCGCGACACCAGCGGCGGACGCCGCTCCCGTTGAGGAGCCTGCGGCCGACCCCGCCGCGTCTGATGCAGTCGATCCGGCCGACCCGCCAGCAGACCCAATCGATCCTCCCAAGCCGACGGAGGAGCAGGCCGGTGCGGCGGCGATCCGTAAGCTGGAGCAGCACACCCGGCGCCAGCTCGCCGAGGAGCGGGCGAAGCAGCAGGCCGACCTCGATAACCAGAAGACAGCGTGGTCAGCAAAGCTCGAGAAGGCAGCCGAGCTCGAACGCAAACTTGCCGCCGGCCGCGAAGACCCGGTCGCGTTGCTCAAGTCGCTCGGGTACTCAGACGATGACCTAGCTGGTGTTGGTCGCCTGGTCTACGGGGCGAGCACCGAAGGCGCCAAAGACCCTCGGTACAAGGCTGCCGGGGAAGCGCACCTCGCGAAGACCCAGCAGATGACCCAGGTCCAAAAGCTTGAGCAAAAGCTCGCCGATCTGGAAAAGAAGCAAGAGGAGCGCGACATCGCCGCGAAGCAGCAGGCCGAGGAGCTTTCCTACCTCGACGAGGTCACGAAGGCTATCCCGACCGAGTCTCCGATCGCCAAGGCTGTGGCCAAGCACCCCGCCAAGGTGCGCAGCGCTCTGCTCGGCGTGGCGCGCGAGCTCTACCTCGCCAGCGGCCCGAGCAATGATCTGCGCGACGTCCCATCGCACGCTGAGGTGCTTGCAGCCTACGAGAAGAAGCGCGACGAGACGCTCGAGATGTTCGGGATCGACCCCTCGATTCTGAAATCCCCGACTGTGAAGCCTGCCATCCGACCGGCGGCGACGCTCGCTCCATCTGGGTCTGCGGCGCCGACTCCTGCAGCGGCCGTCGTCGCTGCGCCGGTCGCGACTCCTACTCCAGTTCTGGCCCCACAGGTCACCGCATCAACGACCTCCCCGAAGGCCCCAAGCCGGGAGGAGTTCCTCGCGAACTTCGCCAAGCTGAGGTCGGTCGGGTCTCTCTGACCCACGAGCTACAGAACCGCCGATAAGCCCGACGGCGGGATTGCCACAGGCCGACAAGACCGACGGCCACCAAACCAGATCGTAAACACCGTCATCCGACGGTGAAGGGCTTGTCATGGCTACCGCATCATCTCTCACCGCAACCGCCTACATCTTCAGAATCTACTACGCCGGCCAGATCGGCGACGTCGCGATGCGCTCGCATCCGACGCTCGACGGCATGCCGAAGTCCAGCAAGGCATCCGGCCATACCGGAAGCTTCAAGGGCCTCACCTTCAACTACAGCATCAAGTTCGGCAACTCGCAGGGTGTCGGCGGAACGCTCGTCGCTGCACAGGCTGCTGCTGGTCCCACGAAGGGCAAGCAGTTCGCCGCGACCCGATTCGTCAAGTACGGCGACATCATCATCGACGGCGTGTCTCTGCTCGCCTCGCTCGACGATGGCGCGTTCATGGACCTGGTCACACTCGAGACCGATGGTGTCACGACCGAGCACATCGACCGCGAGGCGTTCGACCTGTTCCGCCTGACGTCCGGCATCCGCGGACAGCGCGCATCGGCCTCGACCAACGTCATCACGATGGTGGTCCCCGACGACGCGCGAAACTTCAAGATCGATATGGTGGTCGGCGCATCGCCGAACGCCGATGGCTCCTCGCCCCGGACCGGGACCACGACCGTCGCCGCGGTGAGTCTCTCTGCGGGCACCGTGACGCTGACGTCGGCTGCGGCGATCACTTCGTTCGCGGACAACGACTTCCTCTTCAACTTCTCGGACGTCGGCACCTGCATGGAGGGCATGGAAGCGAGCACCCCGCTTACTGCGCCAGTCGGTGGCGACTCGTTCCGCGGAGTCGATCGTTCGACGTACGTCGAGCTCCTGGCCGGATCTCGACTGACCTCGGCTATCAGTCTCAACCAGACCATCGAGGAGAACTTCGGGCAGCTGGGCATCGCGATCAACGCGGCCGGCGGCAAGGCGACCGACGGGATCTTGAATCCGATCAACTTCTGGGCAGTGGTCCGGCGCGGTAACGCAAAGGTTGAGTACTCGCAGGCCGGCGGCGAAATGACCTATGGGTTCGAACGCGCAATCATCTCGACTCCAGCTGGCCCCATCCGCCTGCACTCCGACCCGGACTGCCCGACGAACCGTGGTCGACTCTACAACCCGGCGAGCCACTACCTCCGGTGCTTGGGACCGGGTGGCAACTCGGACTTCGTCCACATCATCAACGATGATGGGAACTACAACCTCCGGTCGACCACCGCTGACAGCGTCGAGACGCGCACGCGCTCGATCAAGAACTACATCCAGAACAACACCCGCGACCACGGCGTGTTCCAGATCTGAAAGGAGGTTGCGATGTCTCAAGATTCATGGCGAGTAAAATACTCAGAGCCCGAGATCAATGCGACCTACGTCAAGTTCACCGGGGCGGGCGCCGCTCCGGTGGTCGAGGTGTTCGGCCGCGGGGTGACATGCACGCGTACCGGCGTGGGCATCGTCAACTTGGTCTGGGACGAGAACATGGGGACGTATATGGGTATCATGGGCTACTGCTACGAAGCCACCACGGCATCGGCGGTCAAGGGCTACACGTTGGTCCCCGGCGCATACAACGCGACCACGCGGACGCTCACGCTCAACATGACGAGTGCTGCCGAGGCTCTTGTCGATCTCGCGGCGGCGCAGCAGTTGAGTGTCACCGTCGGATTCAAGCGAGCGAACGCCTGATATGCCGCGTCTGCTCCTGATGGGTGACATCGTGCTTCGGTGCCAACGGCGCTCGGACATGGAGGGCAACAGCGTACTCTCCACGCCCGAGTGGAAGGCGCTCATCAGCGAGCAGTACGCTCAGCTCTACGGGATCGTCGTGAAGTCTGGCATGCGTTACTTCGAGACGACGGCGACGATTATCGCGACCGGCGCGACGTCGTACGCGTTACCGAGCGACCACGACGAGACTATCGGGATCGATCGCGTGATGGACTCGCTCGGCAGGAAAGTCCAACTGGGCGAGATGATGGTCCAGGAACGCAACGCTTGGTCGGGTCAGACGGCCGATGCGGTCGCCTACTCGCTCGTCGGCCAGACGATCGTTTTCTTCCCGCGACCGACGACGGGGACCTATCAGCACGTCTACGTTGCGCAGTCACCAGACATCTCGGCATACGCGGATACCGCGACCGTCGACGTCGTCACCGGAGATGGCGAGGCGTTTCTGATCTGGGGCGTCGCTGCCAAGGCGCTACCCAAGACTGAGAGCGACACGACCTCGGCGGTGCAGGAGCGTGAAGCTGCGTCTCTGCGCTTCGCCGACGATGTCCAGATGCGAGCTCTGGTCAATCCCCGTCGCCGGATCGTGATGCGCGGCGGCGGGAACGGTGGCGGATGGGGAGGCGAAAACGGCGGGTTCGGTGGCGACGTCGATTGGACCGGCATCGACGGCGGATGGTGGAACCATTGAGGCGCACCCCGCCAGTCACGCGACGGATCTCTGACTTTGAGGCTGCCGAGATCGTCAGGCAGAACCATGAACGGCGTATCGCTGAGATCGCGCAGTTCGCTCCGGTCGTCATCCGAGATATCGCTCTACCTCCTGCTACTGTCGTGTGGATCCCGCACAACCTAGGACGTCCAGTGGCCTGCGCGCTACCTTCTGCTCCACGTACTCCGGACGGCGTAGGAGTTCTCGTCGGCCTCATCTCTGAGGCGCGGGGCTCAATCGGCGGCAAGGGGATCGACTCGTCGCAATTCGTCGTCCTGTTCGCCAACAATTTCGGAACTACCATCACCGTTGACCTCGTGGTATTCTGATGGCTCGCGGACTCGAGTGGCGCCCCGTTCAACTCACGCTTGGCGTTGGGCTCGATAGCAAGGACGACGCCCGGGCGAGCACGGGCTCGATGGATATCGCTCGCGACGTCTGGTACGACGAGCCATTGGGCGTTCAGGTGCGACGCCCGATGGTCGCCATGCCGAACACAATTATTGGCGGCGGCACTCTGGCGAACTGCCGACGCCTTGACACCGTCGAGAACGAGTTACTCGTCACGACGAAGGACTCCCTGTACAGCTGGAATGCCCAGCAACAGGGGTGGGCGTTGCGCGGGACGAATCTCGCATGTCAGGTCACCGAGACGCCGGTGGTGAACACGACCGGCGACCAGATTGACGGGGATCAAGCAGAACTGAACGGTACGATCGTCCGCGTGTGGTCCGAGGGAACCGTGTCATTTGTGGCAGCCTTCGATAAGGCTACCGGGTCGACCTTGGTCACTCCTACCTCGATCTCAGGTGCTGCATCGGCGCGACCGCGCGTTGTGGCGCTGGCCACCAAACTGCTGCTGTTCTACATCGATACCGGGGCATCGACACTGGCGGTAAAGGCGATCGACCCGGCCTCTCCAGCAACCGGAATCGCCGGGGGTGGAACCGGCGTCTCGGTGACGGCCAACCTGTACTATGATGTCGTCAGGATCGACACTCAGGATTCGGCCGTTGGAGCGTGCCGCCTGACACCCACGACGAGTTATCGCGTGTGGACGGTCACCGCTGGGCTCAGTATCACGACGGCAACCAAGGCGCGCACCGCGGATGGACCGCTCGCTGTAGCCAGCCTGCCGGGTGGCGGTGTCAGCACACAGGTCATCCGGGGAAACGGGACCAATATCCAGGGCGATTTCTTGACGACGAGCACGCTCGCCGACGTCACGATCAATCAAGCGGTCGGCACAGCCGCTGGAACTCCGGTGAACCAGATCGCGGCCTGTTATCGGTCGGTGCAGACCGGCGGCACGTTCCGTTGCTACGCGTTCTGGTCGGCGCAGGAAACGAGTGGGTTCTTCTCAAGCGGCTGGTTCACAAAGTTCAACTTCGTGGCGAGCAGTGGAGCGATCGGAACCGAAGCGCCGTTTCTGAGTTTTGTAGGTCCAGGGTCACGAGCCTTCGACTACAACGGACAGGTCTATCTCTGGATGACATTTGGCTCGGATTCGACGACTCAGATGGACGTCGCCCTGAACAACGTGAAGCAGGCGCAGAACGCGTACCTGCTGTACCGGGATGACCAGTTCCTCGTCGCGAAGGCTGTCTACAACTCGGGCGGTGGGCTGCGCTCGTCTACCGGTCTACTTCCCGGGGTGGCGCTGACCTTGGGATCGACGATCTACTCGTGGACGGCTACGGAGCGGCGTCGCATCGATCTTGGGGCCGGGACCACTGGTTCTGCCAGTACGGGGTTCGCCGCTCGATCTCCCCGCGATGTCACGTTCACGTTCGACTCCGGCTCGGGTCGACGCGCTGCCGAGCTCGGAAAGTCGCTCTATATCGCGAGCGGTGAGATCCTTGAGTACGACGGCGTCCGCATCGTCGAGTCCGGGTTCCATTTCTACCCGTGGAGCTTCGACATGCTCAAGTCGGGCGCCGGAAACGTCGCGACCGGAACCTACGGGTACAAGCTGACGTACCGATGGCAGAATGCACGCGGCGAGGTCGAGCGCTCCACGACGGCGACGATCGGAACCGCGACGATGACGGCTGGGCCGGCTCGGTTCGTAATGGGGTCGATCATCACCTACAACCTGACGCACAAGACGATGACCGCCGGAGCCATAGCGATCGAAGTGTGGAGGACCGCAGTTAACTCTGACGCATCCACCCCGTTCTACTTGGCGTCCTCTGTGGACCCGAACGCGACGACGGCTCCTAACCAGTATCTGTTCAATGAACAGACGAATACGTTTCGTACGTGGACCGACGAGGCGGCCGATGCGACCTTAGGAGTTCGCGAGACGAACCCGGAAAATGGCGCCGTACTCAGTGTGCTCTGTCCGCCCGGCGCGTCGATCATCATCGCGACGGACACACGGCTGTTTTTGGCTGGCGTGAACGGGCAACCGGATAGCGTGTGGTACTCGCTGCTTCGCGAGGACGGTGAGATCGCAGGATTCAATGACGCGCTCGTGATTCCGATCCCACCGCCGGGCGGCGACATCACGGCGCTCGCTTTCCTCGGTCAGATGCTCGTCGTGTTCCGCGAGACGTCCATCTACGGGCTCGAGGGCCAGGGCTTCGACAATGGCGGAGGTGGCAGCAACTACGGGCCCGCGAACTGGCTGGCGCAGGACGTCGGCGCCGTCTCGATGGAGTCGGTCGTCAGCACACCGATGGGGATCGTGTTCAAGTCGCGCAAGGGCTGGTACCTGCTAGATCGCGGCGCGGGCATCAAGTACATCGGCCGTGCGGTGTCGTCGTTCGACGGTGACACAGTGCTCGCGGCTCACGTCGTCGAGACCCAGCACCACGTTCGGATCCTCACGAACGCGCGCTTGATCATGTGGGACTACTGGAACGTGTCCGAGGAGCAACCGATCGGCCAGTGGTCCGAGGCGACGATCTCCGACGGGGTGCACGCCACGATCTGGAACGGGTCGTACGTCTACTTGACTACTACCGGCCCGAAGATCGAGCAGGCCACCTACGCGAGCGGTGTGAACTACGGGTTCGATCTCGAGACCACATGGATCAAGACCGCTGACCTTCAGGGAGGAGTCCGAGTTCGCTTGTTCGAGATCCTTGGGGAGTTGCGGTCGACCGGATGGCTCATGCGCCTTCGGGTCGCACGGGATTACCAGTACGACGTGTCCGGAAACCCGGTCTACTACGATGACGTTGCGTGGGCGCCGACTCCGACGGTGGTCGGAAGCGCGCTCCAGGTTCGTCACTCGCCGTCGTCAGGCAACGGGCAGTGCGAGGCGATCAAGGTCCGCATGACCGCTGTCACGGATGCCGTACGCGCCACCCTCGCAACCACGGCGCTCTCCCCGCAGGTCGCTACGTCCGGCACGGTCTGGACGGCGACGTGGACGGCTGCGTTACCCGGGGTGATGGGCAACGCCATCACCATGAGCGTAGGGTTCGACGACGGAACTCCGTTCGCGATCGACGTGCGCGACCACTTCGCATGGGATCGCTGCCTCCAGCGGTGGCGCGAAGACGTGAACAACATTGGAGTGCGCGTCGTGTGCCGTACCGGGTCGAGCCCGACTGTGGCCCAACTCGAGACCGCAATCGTGGCAGCAACTACACTTGCTACACTGACCTCGGCCGATCCCACGCCGAGCAAGATCATTAACGCGGCGACGATGCCAGGATCCGTGTTCCCGTCCACTGCGGTCGCGATGAACGCAGCGGTCGGCGGCGGAACGTGGACCGCTGGCTACCTGTGCGAGGATGCGTCCGCTGCGATGTCGGCATCGTTCGGCGGTACCAACTTGGCGCAGAACCCAGGCGGAGGGTCTCCTGCTTACCAGGTGGCGGGTCCGCTAGGAGACAAGGCGGTCGAGATTTTCGTACAGAGTACCGGATTCTTCGCGCCTAACGGAACTTTTCTCGACGTCGCAGCCGGGGACCTGTGTGTTGCCATGGTGGCACGTACCGGAAGGCCATTAATTGACACTACCTACCCGTTATCCAAGTCCAATTTCGTGGGTGGTACAGGATATTCGATCCTTATTCAGACGAATGGCGCGGTAAATTTTAACGCAGGGCCATCACCTGGTTTCATCGTCACAGAAACCCCTGCCGATGCCATGCTCAACAACGATTGGGTGGTCATAATGGCGGTGATGGATCGCAGCGTTGGTAAGGCGCGTGTTGCGGTCAGGTCGATATCCGGAGGAGGTGTAGCGCTGAGTCCGATGGGTAGCACTATCGGATTCGGGTCGATCAGTAACTCGGATCCAACGCGTGTGAGCATCACTGGGGGTGTTGGTGCAAAGCTAGATATCTCTGCGCTGTACATAGGAGCGAATGGCGGGACGACCGCTGCCGGTATGGCTGACAATATCGAGGCGCGGATCACCTCATTCGCTGCGTACCTCGGCAGGGGCTCTGTCGGCTCGTTCGCCGGGGGTGCCTACGGATCCCCGACCGGAGAATGCGCGAAGCTGACCGGCATCGGGCTCGAGGTCGGGGTCAAGCCGGGGCTCTACCGGAGGCTGCCCCCGGGGCAGAAGACCTAGTGATCGAGCTCGCACTCTACAGGCTCGCCGCCCGCGCTCGCATCGCGGCACCAACAGACCGTGTCGGTGCATGGCTCCCAGCGTACATCGATCCCCGACGGGGCAATGGGGCAACCGATGGACGCGCACGAGGGCAACGGCTGGTCGACTCCGCACGCCGCGAGGGCCAGGACCAGGACCGCAAGGATTTTCGCCATGCGACCATTCTAAGTCGCGTTCACTGTGTACGCCATGCTACATAAAGCTACAAGCCAACCTGCTGAAAGCGTGAACTAATGTCACTATGGGATCCGACATCATGGTCCGCCACGGATGCGCTCAACGTGGTGACTGGCGGAGCCTTGGGCGTGCTCGACAATTTCGCCACATCTCCGGACGCGGCCCTCGAAGCTGACCGCAAGCGCAAGCTTATGGCACAGGCGGCGGCATCTGGCCGGTTTGCTGGACAGGCGACCAAGGGCTACCAGGCGCTCGGCGCACGCGGGACCGGCGCGCTCGATGCGCTTCAGGCGACGGCGAACGGCCAGAACTCAGTCAGCGCGGAGCAGCTGCGCCAGGGCCTGCTTCAGCAACAGGGTCAGCTCCAGTCGATGGCCGCGAGCGCACGCCCGGGAAACTCGGCGATGGCGGCACGGCAGGCGATGATCCAGTCGGGCCGGCTCGGAGCCGGGCTCGCTGGCCAGCAGGCCATCGCAGGGCTGCAGGAGCGCAACCAGGCGCAGCAGGCGTACGGCGGGCTGCTGCAGGGGCTGCGGGGGCAGGATCTGCAGGGCGTGCTTGGTGGGCGGTCTGGCGCCCTGCAGGGCTACAGCGCGGCGAACGCCGGGCAGCCGGCGCCTTCGGACCTACAGAAATACGGCCCCATGATCATGGGCGGTCTGCAGATGGCAGCAGGAATGCCCCCATGATCATGGGCGGTCTGCAGATGGCAGCAGGAATGCCCCCGACGGCGGCGGCACAG